TTATTGATTTTTCATTTTGTTAATTATGTCTATCGCTCTCTGTAGATCCGTTTCAGAAGAAGTTATAAGATCAATAACATAACTTTTGCTAGAAAATTTCCGCATTTCGAAGAAGATTTTAGGCTTTTTATACTTGAAGATTGTACCTAACTCAATGATTGGAACATAGTCAAAACTTTGATTAGCTAAAGGTAAATCTTTAAAAAAGGAATAAAATTCATATGTATTCTTTTTTTCATCTGGATATTTTTGTAACATTTTTTCAAAATGCTCAATTGGATCAACTAGTTTTTTCATAACAAACTCCTTGCCTTTAAACATTAGGACATTTGTATTATAACATAAAAAAACTTGGGTAAATATCACTAAAAATATCGAATAAAAGTATGAGGGTAATGAAAATGTGATAAGAACTTACGAGTTGTTCACAGTACGAAATTTAAGTGAACTTAATGATAGGAGTGTTAATTCATTTTGAAAAGGCTGACTTTGCTTGGAAGTGTATGAGGAAAGAAGAAGTCAGCCAAAGGTAGGTGTTATTGAGCGCCTTCACACCATCTTGGTGGACCCATTAAAGAGCATCCTTGTGGCTCAATTGTTGCAGCTGATACAGAGGGTGAAACGGTTAAAATTAGGGCACTTATCAACCCAAGCCTTATAAGCATTTTTTTCATGTTTTATCACCTCACTTTACATGAATCTGAAAATATATTAACAGAAAAAGGAAGCTCGATAAATGGAATTTTGGTTATTATCAGAAAATAGTAATTTATTACTATTAGTTAATCAAATGTAGGTTCTTTATAAATGTAATAGGCGTCCAATCCTTATCATACTCACAAACATATTTTATAAGATGAAAAGTTTATGAGGTGATTTTCAATGGATAATAATAACCAACCTTTTCAGGGATGCTGTCCACTTAGTCCGGGTTCAAAACCGCCAAAGCTACCAAGATTAATCGGTCCTCCAGGTCCCCAAGGTCCACAGGGAATACCGGGACCACAGGGAATACCGGGTCCACAGGGTATACCAGGACCAGTGCCGCAATCTGCATTTAGAGCTGAGAATACTACTGGTCAACCAGTAGAAGGCAATACAAAACTTCTGTTTCCTGAACTGGTATTTGATTTAAATGCTGAATATAATGCAGGGACCTCTACATTTATTCCAAAGCAATCAGGGGTTTACTCTATTGTAGCAGGTGTAGTCGCAGATCCTAATAATTCTGATATAAGTCAAAGATTTACACTTGTTATATCCGTTAATGGATCTACTATAGAGAGAGTTGATAACTATCGGGCAGCTATGCCAGCTGTTAACTTTACGGGGACAACTGCTAGCACGATTGAACGGTTAGATGCTGGGGATGAGGTAGAGGTCTTTGCTAACTATTTCGGGGACTCTGGAATTATATCAAATTTAGCTAGAGTAAATTTCTTTGCTGCAGCAAGGTTTCCTTCTCCTTTATAATAAAAACTACTTCTTCAGCAGGTGCATTAATTAAATTAGGAAGCAAAAGATAGAAAAAGTTAAATAAAAGCCCTTAGAAATTCAAGGGCTTTTTATAGTATAGATTTTACAAATCAAATAACTTGTTCCATACACTTCGGTGAGGTTGGGGATTGTCTCTAGTATAAGTTTCTTTTTCATTATTTCTTCCATAGGAATTAATACGTATTCATCATTGTTTTGATTAAAGGGGGAGTTAAGATTTTCAGAGCAAATGCAGCATACCAATTATGTATAACACATCAGATTGTTCCGATAGTTTTATTTTAATTTTAAAGTGATATTTCATGAAGAAGTTATCAATCTATTTTACTACTGGAGTGGCAATGATAAGGAATATTAAGAAGTAAATAAAGAAAAGTACTAAACCAAAAATAATATTTTGGGTAGTAAAGTCGAAATTATCAAGTTTTACTTTTATGGCATATGAAAGTATGTAATTCCAAATCCCATTAAAAGAGAAAAAAGAATTGTATTATAGTATCTTATTTTTATCCTTTGTTCATCTGTTAAAAAAGTTTTCCCTAGATTACTTTTGGCACAGAATTACATCATATGTATAAATTCAAGAATAAAGATAAATCCAAGACTATCCAGAGTTAGCTTTGAAGCTGGATAATCCAATTACATTTTGCTTGCAGCATCATAACGAAATACACGGTAGAGTTTCAGAAAAACCAAAATGGAACGATGAAAAATGGTAATACTTCCTTGGTCAAAAAAATTGATTTTTTTCAAATTCTATTTAGACCGCAGGGGCCTCGAAATTCCAGATTTATAAGCTTTTTTCATGTAAGGGGGGATATGATGGCGGTAAATGTCAAAAAACTTCAAGAACAGCTGCTAAGTCGGATTGATACAGATGATTTGGTGGAAGTGGAGAAAGTTACAAGATTCATTAGTTTAGTGAAATAAAATGTGCAGCTAGACAAAAAATATTTGTCGAGATGAAGCAACGGTGATTAAAGAAAACGGATCAGAGAAGGTTCAATTAAAAATATCAGCAAAATTTTATCAAAGAAAATAGCCATCTTACTCGCTTGGAAAGCCTATAATTGTCCACTCAATTTTTGATAGTATAAAAATCCGCCATTTTCACTATCTAGTACACTTTTCTAAATCTTGAAGGATAAAGGATATTTTCTTTAATCCATTCACTCTTCTTTTTAATTCGTACTTCAAGATCTTTCTTGGTCCAATAAACGCTAGTGAGGTTCCAGTTGTTTTAATTGTTCATATTCAACTTTTTCAATGAGTGTTTTTGCATATTTATCTCCTCAAGTTAAGTAGAGAAAAAAGAGACCCATGAGGTCTCTTCGTTTTCGGCAGATTTTCGGCGAACCAATTTTTAAAAATAAAATGTACTGCCATAAATCCTTTAGTATCAAGCGTCCCAGATAGGAATCGAACCTACGACCTACAGCTTAGGAGGCTCTTCGGTATGTCATCGATATGTCAACGCATTGTCATTACGGCGATTGTCGTATATTTATGTCCGACAGTGTCAACGTATGTCCAACGGTGTAAATTATTTGTTCTTACATACGCAATTATTGCGAATTTTTCCCGATATGTCAAGAAGTCGCCTTTGCGGGCGATTTTTTTTTTGCGGAAAAGTGCGCGACATTAATTTTCGCTGCGTATTATAAGTGAGGGCGGAAAAGTTTCGTGTAAAATTGCGCGATTCCTTCTCGTCATTCCTATTATATTGTGAAGGCGAAAAAAGTTTTGCGAATTAATGCTCGAAATTAGTGCGCCTTGTATTAGATATAATAAGCGGTGAAAAAATTTGCGAAAAAGTGCGCGAAGGTAATTTCGATTGGCGTCCTAATAAATATAAGCGAAATTATTTTCGCGAAAGGGTGAGCGAATATCTTATGTGAAGGCGGAGAAAATGACCCACTCGATCAACTTCGAACGATTATTAAAGTATGAGGCGTTTTTATTTACCGAGTAATCTACACCAACGCATATATAACTTACGCAATTAAATCTAAATTTAGTAAGGAGGAAAAGCGAATGAATCAGATTACGAAAGTTTTTGAAAGTAGCGAGGTGCGAATCGTAGAAATCAAAGGAAATCCGTGGTTTGTTGCGAAAGATGTTTCTAATATATTGGGATTTCGTGATCCTTACGCAGCAACTAGAGGCTTAGATGAGGATGATAAACTGCTACACACTTTATGTGTAGGAGGTCAAAACCGTGAAACTACTATTATAAACGAATCCGGACTGTATAGTTTAGTTTTAAAGAGTAACAAGCCCGAAGCAAAAGTATTCAAGCGTTGGGTTACGAACGAAGTCCTCCCGTCCATCAGAAAAACAGGCGGATATGTTGCGAATGACGAGTTATTCATTCAAACGTACTTGCCGTTCGCGGACGACTCAACAAAGCTGATGTTTAGCGCCACACTCGAAACTGTGCGTAAACAAAACGAAGTTATAGCAGTTATGCGTCCGAAAGCCGAGCAGCACGATAGGTTCATATCCGGCGAGAATTACCAAACGCTCGAACAAGCAGGTAAATCAGTTGGATTAGGGCGTAACAAATTATCCGCGTTACTGAAAGCAATCGAAGTATTTACGCAAAAAGGAGCATCACCAGTTCCGTATCAACAGTATATTAATAGCGGATATTTCGTGGTCAAACAGACGCCCTCGAACTACGGTGATTTTAACAACGTACAGACTTACGTTACTGCTAAAGGCGTTTCGTATATTGATAGCTTATTAGATAAATACGGAGGCACTCGTAAACTAAACGCGATGAAACTTTCAGAAATCCGTAGAATCCAACGTAAGTAAAAGGAGGTCACGCGCAACTATGACGCAATCTAACGCATATATCCGCACAGGCAACACACGCACCGGCTTCTCGCTAATGTTCCACGAACTATTCGACTTGTACCATCCGTACATTGGCGATAAGGCAACGCTGTACTATCTGTACTTGTTGCGCTACCGGAACAACGACGTCACAAGTTTCGACCAAGGCAAGGCGTGGAACGGGCGCAGCAAGGTGACGGAAAAGTTTCAGCTTTCGTTTTCGACGCTGCCCATTCTCGACGAAATTCTCGAAGCGAGCGGACTGGTAACAATCGAACGCAAGCCGAGCGGTCGCGGCAAGGACAAGATTTATTACATCGTTCACGACCCGTTAGAGCGCGCGCAATTTCGCGAACATGAGACGCAGATAGCGGAGGAATTACGACAGGTCGTCGTTAGGCAGGGCGGCTCGATCGGCAAGTTACTCGGCAAGGAGAAAGGCGTTAATCTATCGGTGTGTTGATATGCTCTACGTTGGCGGAGATTTAACTCTACGCTAGCGTTAATGAAAAAGAATTATTTAAAAAGAATCTTTTAAAAAGAATAAATACATTGCGCCAATAGAAAAAGCACCTATTGTCGCTACGATATTAAATTTAAAAGATAACGCGAAAAAGGATGGTGCGATATGTATAAATTAATGAACGCTGTTGTGCAAAATAAGCTACACCCTAATACATTTGAAATACCCACTAAATCTGATATCGCGAAGATAAAAATAGACACTTATGTAAAACTATGTTTTGAAGAAGTAGGAAAGCAGTCTGAAAGAATGTGGGTGTTAGTAACATTTGCAGATGGGGAAAATTTTAACGGCGTTTTGCACAATCAGCCAGTAGGGCTACGCAGTGTAAAACATGGTGACGTTGTGAAGTTTAAACATTACAACATACTTTCGGCACCTTATTAGAAAGGGGAATCGTTAATATGACGAAAAAGGTAACGCTACCTCGCGAAGTCGCGGAGGCAATCGAAATGTATTTAGGGGAGTTCGGTAAAAAGACGTTGCTATACACGTTCTGTAATCCGAAAACATTTGGCTGGACGCCGAAATACAGCGCATTCCATAAGTTAGATTTAGACACGTTAATGTCCGCACTTGTCAACGGCTACGAAATCGAAAAGTCGCCCGAAGAAAAGGTGCGAGAATATTTGAACGAGACGGAGCGGTGTCGCGTGAATGCAGATACGTCTTCGCACTACCAGTTTTTTAGAGGTCGAACAGAGGGCGTCATAGTAACGCTTAACCTACTTGGCATCCAAATCGAAGGCATAAATGCGTAAGCTCAACGCATGATTTTTCCGGCAAATTAGACGCTTTAAGCACGAACTAATACGAAAGGTAGGAGAAGTTAAATGTCGCTAAATATCACGGTAAATTCCACGTATAAACTAACGTCAGACCCGATGCAAGTCATTGTTAATCGCAAGCACATCGTAGACCCAACGAAGTCACCGAATTGGGAACGCATGAAAGCGGAGGGCAAGTCCGGCGAGCCTCGTATAGAATGGCGCGAGGTTGCGTATTGCCGAACGGTCGAGCAAGCGTTGAATTGGATTGCGGAACAGACACAGCGCGATAGCAATGCGGAGTCGATAGCGGAATTGCTAGGCGAAATACAAGCGATTCGGCGCGAAATTAACGCGATAACAGCGAAGTAATAGAAATACCCTCGGCGGAGGTAAAACGCCGGAAATCAAGCGAAAACTAAGCGAAGCTGGGAGGCGGAACAGATGAACGTAAGAGTGCCTTTAGAAGTAATCGAAGAAGGGCTGACTGACGAGTATGTTCAAATAGAGACTTCGGCACAGAAAGCACACTCCGAAAAGTACGATGCGGAGTCGAAGTACAATCGGATAATTGGCGATATTCATGTGGCAATAACTACGCAAGACAATCGTCGAAGGGAGTGCGTAGACACGTATTACCTTGGTGATAGCGTATGGACTCGTACGTTAGTCATCGAAGAATTGGTACGGGAACTTACTGAGGCCGCGGGTAATGTAGTTGAAGCGCGAAAAACGTACGAAATCGCGTCAGCAGAACGTGAAAAATTCAGCATACGGATGGGGTGGTCGTAATGAAACGATTAACAAACGAACAACTAAACGCAATACGCGAACGAGCGAAAAGGTCGACGCCGGGTCCGTGGTTATGGGAGAAGCTTACCGACGTAGAGGACGAATGGGATACGGAAATGCCCATGTTAGTGACCACGGAGGGTTCAGCCATAATGGATTTTGGCGATTGCGAAACGTATTATCCTACGGAGGGAACGCCCCCAAACCCTAACGACGCAGAATTTATTTCATCAGCTCGCGAAGATGTGCCAATGTTATTAGCGGAGATTGAGCGGTTAGAGAGACAACTTTCGCAAGCGAACGGTCTACTTTCGGAGGCGCACGACTTGCTCGACGACGTTCACTGTTACGAAACGGAAACGTACGAAGCGATCAGTCGGTATTTCAACGGAGGTGATGGCGAATGATTAACGTAGAAAAGCTTCGAGCCAAATGGCGGACAATCGACGAGGACACTAAGCGCGCGATGAGAACTGGCGAAGAATTTTACCGGTGGACAGTGACGCCCGATATGCCTAACGATGTGTATGCGTTGATTGCGGAGATTGAATATATGAACGGAGTTGTTGGCGCGCTTAAATCATCGCTCGAATTGATCTACGATCGGGTAGAAGGGCAAGCGGCTGAACTAGCGAGGGAGGCGATAGAATATGCCGAAGAAAGTCGCAGCTAAGGACTGGCGCAATCGCGAGCAAGCCGACTGGACTATCGCCACATTTCAGCAGTATCTCAAGGATGCGCACGAGGAACGCTATGGCATCGCCTACACAACGCGATCATACGGCTTAGAAGGGCGCTGGCTCAAAACGCTAATCGCCGAGCATGGCGCCGAGGTTGTGCGAAAGTTTATCGATGCATGTTTCGCGGAGTATCGCCCAACGCCGCAATACCCCGGCTTAAATTTCGCGTTCATGTTTACGTATCAGCGCGGGCGAGTGTTGCCGAGAGTGTTAGCGGAACAGGCGCGAAAGACAAAAGCGCAGGCAACAGCGGCGCCAATTACGGAAGAAGAAATCGGATGGTTGTAGGCGAAAATTATAAACGGGGAGGAATCGGAATTATGACGAAATTTAAAACGGTAAAACGCAAAGCAAACGTAGGGGAGCGTATTTTGATTACTAAGGTTTCGCCAAGTGAGAGTGGTCGATACAAAACCGGAGATATCGGCGTCGTCCAAAGTTCCGCCAGTAACGTGATTGCAATAATAAACGGGAAACCGGACGTATTAATATTTGACTACGAATATGAAGTTATAGTCGAAAACAAAACGGAGGCGAGCGAAGTGTACACAATCGAAGCACGTTACGAAAAGGCAGTCGAGCAAGCGCGGGAGGCAATCGAGGAGCTAAGACTCGCGTCATTAGCGAAAGGATACGAGGATGCTAGACGAGATTTGACAGCGGTCACTCCAGTCGGACACCTAGCCGTCCGCACTCCGCAGGAAATTCGCGACGTGCTTACGCGTGAGCGCATTATTGAACAGGCAAAGCGCGACGTGGCGAAACTGGAAGGCTTAATGATTTCCCCGAAAGTAGGAGACGAAGGTAATAATGCTTTTCGTAATTGGCGGACAGTGGTCAATTTCGTTGTAAACCGTGAGAAAAGGACGGTCGTCGCTTTAGTTTACTCTCGTGATCTTCAAGTGTTACTAGAACGCGGAATCGCCAAATGCGCCCCGACCGACTGCTTTAACGCCCATATCGGACGCGCAATCAGCCTTCGCCGAGCGCTGGGCCTCGAAGTGCCGAGCGAATATCTCAACGTGCCACAGCCGACGGAAGTGCGAGTAGGCGACGTTATCGAGCGTACAGGGTTATTTGAATGTAGTCGAGGGTTGCGGACTATCACCAAGATCGAAACTCGCAAAAATGGCGATAAGTTTTATAGAACGGCAGAGGGTCCCGGCGGTACTGACGAGGAGAATGTCGTAAGAATCATCGACGACACACGCGAAAATGAACCGAAGGCGGTGACGAAATAATGGGAATCGATTATTATTCTTGCGAAATATGTAACGAAGCATTTCCTGATGTTGTTCACTACGGACATTGCGGAAATTGCGAATCGACGCTTTGCGGTAGTTGTTTCGATGAAATGCGCGAGAAGAACGGAGAGCTTGGCGAAGGGCATCATCGGGCTAGTTGGTATGGAGAGGAAGCGCCGAACTGTTGCGACTTATGTGACGGAACAAAGCTTGATCTAGGCGAATTCGTAACCTTCCTAGTAGAGAAAATCGGCAAACCACGCGAGGAATTCGAGGCGGAATTTAAGGAACGGATGGTAATAGTCGAATGAACCTAGTAGAAGCAATCCGCGCATTAACCACCGGAGACACCGCAATTGTAAGCGTGATAGGCAGACGTTATACAATTGCGGAGCTTGCTCCGAAGATGATTGGCGAAAATGCTTGCGTTTATAACAACGTGGGTATGACGGAAGCTGAACGGAAAGGGGAGTGGCGAGTTGTATAATCCGTTAGAAATTTATACGAATAAATGCGATTTAGATTGGACGCAAGGCACGCTACGAGTTATTCAAGACGACGGGATAACCGTCATATTACTCGAAAAAGAGAACGGCAGTTTTCTCGTATTGAACGTGATTGATAAATACCGAAAGGAGTGACGCTATGTCAATCGAAGAACTTACGCTGCACGCCGAGGATTTTTTGCGAAAACATTACGATATGGAATTGGCGATTCCTATACGTAAAAATAGTCGATTAAAACGAACGTTGGGCTGTTTTATCACCGTAAAGCAACAGGCGGAGTGTATCGAAATAGCCGGCTATTTAATGGACTACGGCGCAACCGAAGTCGTACTCGATACGCTTTATCACGAACTAATTCATTACGCGTTATTTACGCAAGGAAAGCCGTATCAAGACGGTCGCGTTGAGTTCGAAAATGAGTTGCGAAAGCATGGCGTCAGTAGTACGAACACGCCCGTTAAGGTCGGGAAATATATCGAATATTACTGTACGAAGTGTGGAAAGGAATACGAGACGGAGCGCCAACGCGTATTTAAATATCCGCACCTTTACCGATCGCGATGCTGTAAAGCGCCTATAAACGTTGTGGACTTTCGAATTTATGACGGAACGGAGGCGGTATAATGCACGCTAAATCTTGTATTCTCGCGAATCAGTGTAAACTCGCAAACTCCGAATCTTGCAACGCACACTGTCCGCACTTCATCGCCCTCCACGGACTGAACGCTGTAAGTGGACGCGTGGCAACGGCTGGCGTGCCGAATGACTATCGGCTTGTGAACGCAAGCAATTCGCCCGTTCGTCAGAACCAAGCGGCAGTTTATCGCGCGGTTGACAAATATATCGCGACATTTGAGCGCCAGTTTGATACGGAAGGTGAGCGCGTGAAAAGCCTTTACCTTTTCAGCGAAAGCCCCGGAACGGGCAAGACAACGACAGCCAGCGCTTTGCTGAACGAATGGCTTATCGCACATTACATCGGTTCAAAAATACGCGGACTGCAACCGTTACAGCAGCCGGCTTACTTCCTCGATTGCAATAATTGGCAGACGGATTATAACAACTTCAATCGACCGAAAGTTCCTGACGCAATAGCTGAACCGGCAGCCAAGCGATATTATAACGCAATGGAACGAGCAAAAACTGCGCCATTAGCGATTATTGACGATATTGGTGTTCGAGATTGCACGGATAATTTTAGGGCGGATTTGCATTCGATTATCAACCGTCGCGTTACGAATAAGATGCCGACTATTTATACGAGCAATCTTCCGATTAAATACGTTGGCAAAGAGCCGAAAGTTGAAGCGTTCAAGCCTTACGACCTAGTTGACGTATTCAGCGAGGAAAGGCTTGCGGACAGGATTTTAGACATGTGCTTGACGCTGAGTTTCTCAGGCGAATCAAAAAGGGGGCTGAGGTAATGGGAGTTTCATATTATGCGTGTAAATGTTGTGGTGAAAGCCGGTACGAAGAATACGTAGGAAGCTGTACTACTTGCGGTAAAACGCTAGGCACATGTTGCGTGGTAAACGACGATATTGGGTCTGATTACGCATACGAATATGGGGTTATATACGACGGGTCAGAAGCGCAGAAGAATGAGTACGGAATTGAGGAAGATTGGGAGGAAAAAGGATGGGTAACGATCGGGGAAGTTATCGACGATACGTCAATCCAACCAAAGTATTGCCCATTCTGTACCGGAGAAGAAATTGCCCAAGAGGATATTCTCGCATATTTACTGAAACAAATCGGCAAGACACATACGGAAGTTGAAAGGGAGTACCGTGACTATATTAATAAACGGAAGGCGTCCGAATGAACTGGCTAAAACGGCTATTCAAACGGAAGGATGACGAAGTATATTTCGCAGACGGTCCGGCATACGAGCCTGGCGACCTAGTTATCGTATATGACCCGTACGTCCTCGACGGCATGGATGCGCACGAGGTTCGCGAGCCACGTTATGAAACCGTCAAGCAGAGCGCGTTTATTCCGAACCTCGGCGTTTTCGCGTATCAATTCGAGGGCGGTGACGGCGCGTGGTATAACGAAGCGTGGCTGTTTCCAGCGGTGTATTTGACGGAGAGAATTAGCGTAGTGTTTCCGTATGAGCCGACGCAAGCAGAGCAAATTGACGCCTTATTGGACGAGTATCGTGATTACAAGGCGTTGGCTGATACGTTTGGCGATGCGGAATATTGCGAGAGGTTGGCGGAGTTGCGGAGGCTTGGCGAAAAATAAAGTGATGCTGCGCTTTTGAAATAAAATGTGAAGTAAAGGGGATTGTCCAAATGTGTGATTGTTGGGTGTGTAATATGTCAGAGGAAGAACACAATAAAGGCATGATTGAGTACGAGTATCAAGAGTATCGCAAGAAAACTGATAATCCGTTAACAAAGGATGAATGGCTTCAAACGTTACCTAGTTAAGAAAATTGACTAATGATACGAAGGGGGAAATGATTATGGTGATATATGAAATTGAATATGAGATACCACCATTAAGGGCGATTTATCGTCATGGGGTTTATGCGGTTGATGAAGAAATTGCAATAAAAAAGTTTACGGCAAACAATCCGAAGGCAAAGATACGAAAAGTAAAAGTACGACAATAGTAATGAACATTTCGAAATTATTACGCAACAATGTCGATAAGTCTCTCTTTCTATTCCCATATCATTCCGTATACAATAACGAATATCAAAGGAGGTCGACGCATGCACTATCCGAATCTATTATTTTCGAAAATAGTCGACGAGAACAATCCGCAAGCACTCGCACGCTTCAACGTAACCGAAGGCGACATGCCCACGGATGGCGAGCGTCAAATCTATCGCTTTATCACCGACTACGCCGAGCGCAATCGAGGCCAGGCGCCAAGCTATGCGACACTCACAGCCGAATGCCCAGCGTTTGATTATCAGCCACAGGTCGGCGACAGCTACGAATTCCTAGCGCGCGAAATCAAAAAGCATTCGGCGCAAGTCCAGTTCGCGAAATATGTTAACGAAGAACTCGGCAAGAAATTCGAGACGGACGGTCACGCGGACATATTTTCGTTTCTTGACGGCTTGATTTCCGACATAAATTCGATTAAACTAAGAACAAGTGTTCTGAGTAAAATAGGAACAGACGTCAAACACGACGGCGACAAGTTTCTCGCGGAATACGAACGGCGCAAGGCTGGCGAGTCGTTCCGCATTTGGCAGTCGAAGTTTAGCGCGATCGGCGAGTATGTATCGTCGAATTTATACACGGTATACGGCGAGTCAGGTCGCGGAAAGTCCGTTATTACACTAGAGGATGCGATATATGCCGCCATGCAGGGCGCGAATGTTTTAATATGGGCGATGGAAATGGGCTGGTTTGAGTTACTCGTCCGTATTTACGTTAGCATTTCCGGCGATGAAGGCATAACACAAGCGAAAATTAACGGCATTAATCTTAACGCTGGCTTCGAAAGTCGCGACGTTCGGCTCGGCAAATTATCGGAGGAATTCGAGTCGGCGTTTAAACAGTTTATCGCAACTATGAACGAACGAATCGCCGGCAATATTACGGTGCGTGCAGTCGATGACGAAGATTTTTCGAACCGTAGTTTAAAGGCGCTTGAATCCGATATACTCGCGACAAAAGCGGATTTCGTGGTCGTCGACCCTTTCTACTATTTGCACTACGAGAAGAATACGTCAAAAACAACGGGCGGCGATGCGGCGAATACCTCGATGAAGTTGCGAGCATTGGCGGGGCGAACGTCGACTGTTATCGTTGCCATTACGCAGGCTGACGTAAAGAAGGGCGAATCGGACGATGAAGGAAACCGCGAATTAAAGTTGCCCGACCGTGACGACGTAAAGAAAACTACGCAATTAATGGAGGACGCGTATTTGCTGATCGGAGTCGATACGGACTACAAGCAGGGTCGCGGATTGGTCGGCGTAAATAAAGGGCGCGACGGTGGCGAAGGCGACAGCGTAGAAATACTGTATATTCCGCAAGTAGGCATCGTCAAGCAGCCGGAATCGGGCGCAGCAGTTGCGGGGCAGTTCGGATTTTAAGAAACTGCGAAAAACGGCGTGCGAATGAGTAAAATCCACAGTTGATCTAGACCGAACGTATAAAAAACGGCGGAATTTGACGTTTTACGAGAAATAGACAAGCGAAGTATACTACGAAATAAGGAGGCGCAAATGGCAACGATTCATATACGTAATCAACCGGTAGAAGTCGACGTCGAAGCGGAGCTGCGCGAATTCAACTGGACGCGCCCACGTTGGACAGGCGACAAGTTACTCGCAGCAAGCCCGTTTCGCTACGATCAGACGCCGAGTTTCTTCGTCCGGCTCGAACCATACGGAGACTATCCGGCGGGCACTTGGTCAGATAGCGGAGCTTACGATTCGGAGTGGGCAAGCGGCGGCCTCGTGAAACTGCTTTCATTTTTACGCAATGAGACCTACGGCGAAACGGAAGAATACCTGCTAAACACCTATGGATTCTCGCAAGACACGACCGATATAAAACTTATACCGCCGCGATTAAAAGTTCAGCAGGCTAGGCAGCCGTTGGCAGAAGCGGAACTAAGCGAATTCACAACGGACTATACGTACTTGGAATCTCGCGGGATAAGCAAGGAAGTCCAGGCGGAGGCGGGCGTGCTATTCGACGCGAAAAGTCGGGCGGTCGTTATCCCGTGGCTCGACGCAAACGGGCGCCTTCGTAGTGTGAAATTTCGCACGGTTCGCGGAAAAATGTTTTGGTATCATCGAGGGGCGACGCCTGTGCGCGAATTGGTTTACGGAATTGAATCGGCGAAGCATAAGACGGCAATCTTGTGTGAAGCGGAAATTGATGCGTTAAGCTGGCGGCAAGCAGGTTACGCAGCGATAGCGGTTGGCGGGGCGAATTTTAACGGTGTGCAAGCGGACATCATCAAGCGGTCGCCGATCGAGGAATTAGTTATCGCAACAGACAACGATAAGGCAGGCGAAAAATTACGAGAGCAAGTTGAGCGAGTAATGAGCGGACATGTGCGCGTTAGGCAGGCGTATGTAGATGCGGAGTTTAAGGACGCAAACGAGGCTTTGGTGAGATATGGGGAGTATGCGTTGAGGAATGCGGTGGATAAGTCGGAAGTAAGGCCGTTGTTGTCCGTGAAACCACGGAGTCTGTCGCTGGGTAAGTAACGCCTCTTACCCGTTACGTAACGTTCTGACATTCGAGAGTTAGTCGTAGTGCCATTCGTAAAGGTCTTCGATGGAACAATGGAGTATGTCCGCGAAGACTTTTGCGGTTGTCACTTTCATTATGTATCGCTTATTTTCATAATCGCCAATTAACCCTTTGTCGACGTTTGAACGCTCGGATAATTGTTGCTGCGTTAATCCTTGCGCTAATCGGCGCTCTCGAAGCAGACACTTTCCGACTTGTGGCGTCGTATCTCACCTCGTTTTATTCCTCGGTATTCATATCTCCTAATTCTAATTCAATTACTTTTTCGATAGGCACGTTTAAGTGTGTACAAATTTTATGTATTGTAGCCAGACTAACCGGTTCATTTCTACTAATAATAGCTTGTGTTCTGGAGTTAAGACCGATAGTGTCCCGCAAATCACTAAGAACTAAACCTTTCTGTTTTAAAGTTTCTTTAAGTGGTCTATAATTTAACAATTTTATTCACCTCCGAAATCAAAAATGTTTACATTTGTAAACATTTTGAGTATAATCTAGCTAACTACAAAAATGAGTATATCACAAGAATGCAGCGGATTAAATAAAGAAATGAGGTTTTTGTATGATTGCAAACGATATTGAGTCCCAATTAGACACATTCGAAACGAAAATCAATATAAAAACCCTTTCAGAAATGTCAGGCGTTGCAGAAGCAACAATAAGACGTATTCTTAAGCGCAATCATGAAACGAATTTTTTAAATTTATATTTAATTTGCAATATTTTATTCGACGATGACACATTAATTAGGTGGTCTTATTCTTTTGAGTTACCTAATAATATGAAAGCAGCTATGGAATTTATGCTACTTAAAAATAAACTCGATGACCTTGATAAATACATAAGGACAAAAGTAAGTAAATGGGACAACAAAAGTGCCAAAAAGTGGGCAAAGGTCTATTCAATTATTTCCGAGTACGAAAGAAATCCTACCGACCACTTAAAAACACTTAAAAAAATTCGCGGAATATCAGGTTCTGACAAAGAGCTTGAAATCCTTTTGAAGCTAGTAGAGGCTAATATATTTTATAGAATAGTAGCGGATAATTCATCTTACTTACATGAAATGTCTAGATTATTATTTGAGATAAAAGACCATATTGGCAACACTAAAGATTTCCTATATGAAGCCTTTAGTTGTAGGTTGAATGACTTGATGAGTAAAAATTTGTTATACGTAAAATCAGATGTAAATAAGGCTAGACAATACGCAAAGAAAAATATTTATCAAAATATATGTCCGTTATTCAAAGCGAACGCATTATATCTAATAGGTGTTTCTAACATGTTCGAGAGCTACGAAATTTGCTTACAATACACAAAAAAAGCAATTGACACCTATAGAGTAGCTGGGCACGATAAGTACGCTAACGACCTGGAAAGAAGCGCCGTTCCGTTGATCAAAGCGCATTTTGGAGTGAAATACGACGAGGAAACAAAAGACCTTTCGGAAATTGCGCATTATGAAGCGAAATGGGGGGATAAGCAAAAATCGAAAAAAATAATAAATAAGTTAATAGAAGATTCCGGAGAGACAATGTATCGGCTGTATTATAAAGGAATGGCTGAAGAAAACGAAGAAGCTCTTTTTAAATCACTAACGCAATTTCTGAAAATAGGAGATAATTTTTTCGCGCAATTCCCTCTAAATCAACTTCGTAGATCGTCAAATACTAATATGCGCACAATGGCGGAAATGCTTTACACACAATTTATAAATTAGGAGGAATTAGTCAATGAATATCAAAAAGAAAATCATCGCTAGTATCGGAGTAGTCTTAGTTAGTTTAGTACTGTTTGTATCTGTGGGTGGAGGAGTTAATGTCGCCGATCTTCCTCGCGGCGGATTTATATTCACGAAATAGACAAGCGAAGGCACCCAAATCGGGTGTCTTTTTTTGTTTACAGAAGTACACATTTTTACCTTGTCCAAATCATGTACGTTTCCAAATAAAACCTTGGTAATTTAGTACAATTTAATTATCAGATAAATTCAATAAAACTTTTTTCAAAAAACATGTTCGAAATTAAAGTCACTTGGATTATATCTAGTATAAGAAAAAATGGAGGTAAATAACTTGAGAGAACAACAATTAAATAGTTTAGTAATCAAATTCCAAGACAATGGATGTGATCTAGTATTTGAGGACATTTACAACGAATTATTGTCCGGCATCAAATACGCAAGTTCTAAAATCGCAAAGTCAATGGGAGTATCACAGGAGGACGTCATAGCTCTTTACGAGGACACACTCTTACATTGCATAAACAAATGGAATCCAGTCGGAGATTTCCGAAACTTTTTCCAGTTTTGCGTAAAGAGAGCGAGAGCGAGGATGATACGCGATAGAAAGTCGCTGCATGACCACGAAATGTTTTTCAATGACTTGTCGTCTGATTTTGGCGAAGAGGACGGCAAGGAGTACGATATCGCTTCGAACTATAATTTAGAAGAAGATGTCCTGGCAAAGAGAAAGGCCGACCAGTTGGCACTGATCGACCATTTCCTATCCGATGGCGAATCTGAGACTACGGCAATAGTCCAGATCGCACTCACCTATGAGCCGAGTAATTCGGTTGGCAGACCGATGAAGCTCGAAAAATTCGTAGCAACACAACTCGGAATAGATAAACGGACAGTCAAACGCAAATTCGAACGCCTGGCGGGCAAATTCGATTCCAAACAGTTTGGTTCTCACCAAGACTATTTAGTTGCGCTTTAATATATGAGCGGAATAGGACCCTTAGGCATTGCGCCCTATTCCCTCGTTCTCATTATAAACGTTATACGCTTTTTCGTATAGCGATTAATACAACTGTAATATTAACGCAATTCGACAAATTTAGCAAGTGGAGGTCGATGGTTATGCGCCAAAATTGCGCTGTTAATAAATATTATGCCCCAATCACGGAAAATAAAACCGCATTTGAGCGAAAAGTTGACCGATTGAAGCACGACGGCGTCCGGAACTACGACGCCAGCCAATCGCAACCAATCGCCGACTTACTACCTATTATAAAGGCGGTGCGGCTCGGATGAAAGTAACGTTAAGCGGTCACGCTAAACAGCGGATTAAAGAGCGATTTAAAATAGGAAACCAAACGCCTGAGCAGTGGGTGGAAAACATGCTATCAAAAGCTATGTATTGCGGAGTAGGCGTTGATGATGACGGCAATGAATCCCGAGTTTATAGTTTTCGCGGAGCATCCTTCTTTCTAGCGATAAAGGCTGACGTCGTTAAAAGCGTTATACCGCCGAGGAAAAGTGACCGCAAAAGGTATAGGGATGCGGTAACTCGAGTAATCGCCGAGGAATTAGCGAGAGTTAACGACACTATTTCGCAACAAATAGAATCGATACAAACGTTCGTTGACGAATTAATAGAAGAAATCGAGTATCTGAACGACTGTTTAAAACGTACTCGCTCCTTGCCGAAAAAACTCGCGATAAAAGGACGAATCAAAGCGGTCGAGGAACGGGTTAATGAACTACCGGAAGAAGCACACGAACTTAAGCGCGAGTTAACGCGATATGCGAGAGGAGCTGCTGCGTACCTATGAACGAACTATTAATCGCATTCTCATCGCTCGCCTTCGTCCTTTGCGTAATAACCACGTGGAGAGCGGCAGGTGAAACGGAATGAGTAAGAAGGCGCAGGTCGTCGATATAAACGCAATCAAACGCAACAAGCGACGCAAGCAAATCGAAGCAATGTACGTAGCATTTTACGGAAATAGCTGGGCGAAGGCGGCGAAATAAGCCGGCGCCCGCCGGAGAACGTGAAGACAGTCGTTAAGTAAAGTTGTCGCTAAAACGCAGCGCAGTTACGTAAGCCGCCGTTTTAGTTTCGATTGTAGATATTCGCGTTTTGCGACGGGCGTAAACGGTCGTGGTTTTTGGCGCAACTATACGCGCCACTTGTGCCGACAAGGGACTACGTTCGGACCCGTTACAACGCTCGGCTGTGCGGACTGACTGGCAATGGGCTAACACAAGCTGTTAGGCGGTCAGCCTGCGCCGGCTACATCGTCAAACTACTTCGGTAATTTTCCCCGCGACCGAGAAATGCAGGGCTGATTATCGAGGTTACTGCGCAGAGTTTGGCGGTGTAGCGGGCGCGGGAACAATCCGGCGTTCGAAGAAAACGAAAAGGAGTCGATTGAATGAGTATTCGCGACATTTTAAAACAGCGTGAGCAACAACGCGATCAGGCGTCGAAAGGGGATTCGGAATTTCCTGACGGAGTGACACGTTACGTCCGCATGGGTAAACACGGCGAGGTAAACGCCGACGGACGCACGTTTGTTATTCTCGCGCAACCTGACGATTGGTACGTGTATTTCGTGCATGAGGACAAAGTGTTCGACGGCAAGACGCATCACAAGTTCCGCAAGCATACGTGTTTACATTCGCCGAAAGCGGCTGACGATGACATTCTCGCATACTTCAAGCCGGGCAAGGCGGAGTGTATCTCGTGCAAAGCGGGCGCCAAGCGAAAAATGTTCTTCATGATTCCGGTATACGACCCGCAATACAAGACATTTCGCGTTATCGATGTCGCCGAGTTTCACGCGAACAATTTAATCGCTGACTACGACAAAGCCGAAAAGCCTGCGAAAAAGTTCAACAAGGACTATTCGCTCGTTGGCGACGCTGTGTTCATTAAGCAGTCCGATAAGACTTACGCGTTGGAATCGGCGGAACTGGACGACGCGGTTATCGAAGAAGCGAAAACGTTCCTCGGATTCGACTTTGGCTTCGCTGATCTCGCTAACTTCCGCGAAGAAGCCGACATCATTGAAATTTTACAAGCTGCGGACGAAGGTGCTGTCGATAAGAGCGTGTTAGGCGTGCAAGCCGACGCAGACCAAACGCAACAAGGCGGGCAAAATTACGACTTCTAAGCGGAAAGGGGACGGTAATTATCGCACATGAAACGATAACCAAAGGTCGCCATTCCGAACTACTCGCACAAACTGCGCTACTTGCTAACGGTTGGTCGGTCGCGGAGCCTATCGCTCCCGAGCCGTTCGACCTCGTGGCAAGGGCGCCAGGCACTACGGAGTGGCGACGCATTCAAATCAAAAGCGCACGGGTTCGCGACGATCGTAAAGATCAAGTAGTCTGCAATGCACGGAAGAATAACGGCAAGCCTTACGAAATAAGCGACTGCGACTTGTTTATCGCTGTGTTAAACGGCGAAGTATTTATGTTTGAGAACCGAGAAATAACCGAGTATTGGGTCGGTGTCGACTTGATAGATACGAAGTGGACGCGTTTATCGACGGGCATCGAATCACTTAAAACAATCGAAAGCGGGGCGGATAATTAATGGCGAGATTAAATGTAAAGAAATTATCGGACAAACAAATCGAATATAACGGAGTAATTTACGCAAAGGCTAGTCACCCAATTCAAACGGGAGATATCGTCCTAGATAACGAGGATCTAGGCGTCAACGCTGCCGGTGGTTTTTACGAAGTTATCCAAGTCAATAGTTACGATGATTTTACTGTAATAGACGATGACAGTGACGATAGAGAACGAGATACTAATGATCGGGATTTCGTTCCTTACCGAAAAGTAACTGACGCCGACCAGCCGATGACTATTACTCTAACGCAGCCGGTTCATTTAATCATCAAGAATATCGCAACAATTGAATTTAAGACGGAATAAGCCTTCGTTGATTTCTGTCGGAAGGTCAACGGAAAATATTACAGCCGAAAAGGCACGAAATGGAGCGATGTTAATTGGCTAAATTACAAGGTGTTAAAACGTTGGACATGACGAACGGCGAAGTCACGAAAGTTGAGTATAACGGAGAGGTTTACGCGAAAGTGGACGGCGGACGAGGCTCTATAAAACCGTGCGACATTCTGCTTAATAAGACGGATAAGGCGGACGCACCTGCCGGGAACTATTACGAAGTTACAGAGCAAGGAAGTGTATATGACGATGTTGGCGCGCTTCATATGAATATCCTCTACGATTGCTTTATTTTCCGCAAAGTCAACGCAGCCCCTTACGCACTTGTGACCGACCGCGAGCCGAAAGCGGGCGACTTCGTAAAGTTTTTGCAGGAGTTCGTCGATGACGACACGGATTTAACTGCGGGCAAGTACTACGAAATTACGAGGGTTAGAGGCGACTACGTTTATTTTGACGATGACGAAAACGACGAACGGGTAAAAAATCCGAAGCATGATGGCGTAGAAGTTTACGAAAAGGTTGGCGCAACTCCTACGGAAACCTTAACGCACAACGGCGCAACCTACACGTTAGTTGACCGCAAAGCACAGCCGGGCGATGTCGTGGTGTTTACGGAGAATACGAGTAGATATGTACGTAACGGCGTACCTTACGAAGTTACTGGGTATAACGACGGAATGGCTTCAACTAGCAGGGTTATCATATATCGCGAAGACTTTAACCGCACGCCAGCCAACGTTAAGGTTTACGAACCGCAGGTCGCGCCGGTTGCGACGGAGAAGCCGTTACAAGTCGGAGATTATGCGAAGGTTGTTAACGATGACACGGTGCAGAATGCTGGGACTATCCCGAAAGATACAATCGTAGAAATCGTCGGAAAAGATAGTACCGACATACCTTACCGAATGAAATCATTAGTAAACGGAAAGATACGATGGGCAAAAGCGGACCATATCGTAAAAGCAACAGACGAAGAAGTGGCGAAAGCCAAAGCTACGTTACAAGTTGGCGACTATGTCCGAACACTAACCGCAAGCATATACGGAAAGTTATCGTCAGGGACAATCGGCAAAATAACGAAAATTGATTCTGACGGAGAACATCTGGTCGTTCCATTAGACGACGAGGACGCCGACGGATATTATGTCGCAAAAGACCTCGAAAAGTTAAGCGAGGAAGAAGTCGAGCAGCATCGCGCCGAGCAAGCCGAACTCTCACGCTGGGCCGCAATCGGACGCAGGCCTAACGAGTTCAAGGCGGGCGATATTGCAAAACTTATCACATCGGACGGTTCGATTTACTTTGGCGAAATTTCAAGCGCGCAAGAGGGGTCGACGGTCAAGTTCAAGCATCTTCACGTTATAAGGTATGGAACAACTACGGAACGCACGAAGAACCTAACGCTAATTACGCCAGTTGAACAACGTTTCGACCTAACGGAGCAATCTGGTGAGTAACACTTGCGCAAACTGTTCCGGCGATCTTTCGCCCAACAAACCGCACCTTTACGACGACCATGCGGAGCTGACGTTCTGCGACTCGCAATGCTGGCGAGAATGGGCGGTTGGGGCAGGAGAGGGCGCAGTGCTGGCGTTTTACGCGAAATTAAATCTAATAGAATAATCGGAGGGATAGCGAATGGCTCAATTAAATTTACTCGGCGCACAACGCGTCAAGGCGCTTACGGAAATTCTAAAGGAGCAAGAGGCGGCAGCAATTGCGGAAATCAAGAAAGAGCAACTTTCGCATGGGAAGGCGGAGTTGATTGTTAGCTCCGAGTTAGGTATTAAGGAGTACGTAACCGAAATTGTTGCGATGGAGAAACGAATCGAGGAACTTAACGAATTTATCACGCCTAAAACCGGTGGCTATTATAAAATTACCCACGGTTACAATTACGGGAATACCCGTAGTCAATATAATGAAATGCTTGCGAAAGCACAGGCTGCTGGCACCGATAAGAAAATTGCCGCAGTTAAAGCGGAGTTCAAGCGCAAGGAACAATCGCTATGGCTGTGCGAAACATTAGAAGAAGCGAAGGCAATCGTCGGCATAGAGTAACGCGAAAGGGGCGATTGATTTGACGCTAAACATTCAGTTAAATTTGCGAAATCCAACGAGTGATACCGAAACGTCCGAGCGTGTCAAAGCGGCTGGCAACCGCAAGAAGGCAGCGACGGAAACGATCGAGGAAGCTTGGGCGCGAATACTGACGATGAAGAACAGCGACGCAGACCAAGCGAAGTTATACGAAGTAAAAGCGGCGATGCAGGCGGGGACGATAGGCAGGTTCCCCGCCGATGCTTCGAAAAGGTTTAGCAAAGCGGAAGCGTTACGAATGCACAGGGAACTTGCGGAACGGCAACGCGAGGAAACTTTGCGCAGAATGGTCGAGGAAACACCGGACAATTACGAACTCATATTAACGCGAGAACAGTTGGTCGATTTATCGGCGCATTTGATGGCAGAGGATATTGTCGCAGTTGATACGGAAACGACGGGCGTTGACGTTTACACGGACGTAATTGTCGGAATGTCGTTCAGCCTTCCGAACGCGGACAGGCACGTGTATATTCCGGTCGACCACTCGGCTGAAACTCCGCAATTATCGTTAGAGTACGTACTGAATACGTTGCGACCGTTTTTACAACACGAAGCAATCGGCAAGGTTTTGCATAACGCGATGTTCGATATTGCGATGTTCAGGCGCCACGGCTCCGACCTAAAAGGCGTTGTTTGGGACACGATGACGTCGATGCATTTGCTTAATGAAAACGAAAATGACCGAGCATTGGGCGGTGTAGGTTCGTTCAAGTTGAAGGATTTAGCGCCGAAGTATCTCGGAGTGGCATCCGATACCTTCGACGCCTTGTTCGGTAAGAATGCACAATTTCGCGAAGTGCCGTTGGACTTGGCGCTAGTTTACGCAGCGAAAGATACGCATTTAACGTGGCGTTTGTATCAATTTCAACGCGAACACATGGCGAAAATGCCTACGATACTCGAATACTATCAGTCGGTCGAGGTTCCGTTGCTATACGTAATCGTTGATTTGGAGGCAAACGGCTATATCCTCGACTTAGATTTCGCGAAAGAATACGGAGAACAGTTGCATAAACGTGCGAAAGAATTAAGCGCCGAATTAATCGCGACCCTTACTCCGTATCATGACGGCGAAGATCTAATTAACTTAAATTCAACGCAACAGATGCGACCGGCATTATCGAAAGCAATCGGCAAAGAACTTCCGAACATGGACGCTAAGAAAACGTTGAAACCGTTGAAAGGCGAGCATGACGTTATCGCGAAACTGCTCGAATATAAAAACATTACGAAGTTAAGTAGCACGTATATCGACGCTTTACCGTTGAAACAGAATCCAACGACTAAGCGATGGCATTCACGATTCAATCCGATGGGAACCGTTACGGGGCGATTTAGTTCCGGCAAGGACGAAGAGGATAAGACAGATCAAGGATTCAATGCGCAGAATCAACCGCAGGAAGCGCGTCCGATGTTCGTTGCGCCACCAGGCAAAGTCCTTGTGGGCGCCGACTTTAAAGCGCAGGAAATTCGTTGCGTAGCGTACTTGTCAGGCGAGCCAGTTTTAATCGACGCTTTCCTAGAGGAACGCGATCCGTACGCAATGATGGCGTCGAACTTTTACAAGCGACCGTACGAGGAAGTTAACAAAAATCCGGACGGCAGCGACACAAAAGAGCGTAAGCAAATGAAGGTCGTATGGTTGGCGACACTCTACGGAATGAGCGATTATTCGCTCGCAGAAATGCTCGGCGTAAGTAAGAAAGAGGCGACCGAGTTCAAGGGAGAATTATTCGGAAGTATGCCGAAATTATCCGCGTGGTTAGCGGCGAACGATGAATTCGCTAAGAAACACGGATTTGTTTGGGCCGACAAGCAAGCGAGAAAGCGCCGAGTACCTGACGCGAAATTGAAACGCAAGCACATACCGTATGGCAAATGGAACGACCCGAAATATGAGGATGCGAAAAAGCACAACTCGCGTATTGGTAGGGCGCTACGCCAAACGACGAATGCTCGCGTACAAGGTTCGTCGTCAATTCAAACGAAAGTAACGATGATTCGAGCGCACGAATATTGCGTAAAAAAGCCAGGCTGGTCGCTTTGGGCTACGGTTCATGACGAATTAATTTTCGAAGTGCCGGAGGACTTTACGCGAGAAGAAGCGCAAGACATTCGCAACATCATGCTTAATTCGTACCGATGGGGCGACGATGTGCCGAACGGTACAGACATCGAAGTTATGCGCAGATGGGGCGAAGGAATACCGGTTGAAGAGTGGTTTAAATCGAAGGAGGAATCGGAATGAGCGATAAGTTAGCGAAAATAAAGACATATATCGAAGAAAAGCTGGACGAGTTAAGTTCGGAAATTGACGAAATCGACGAGAGATTTGAAGAGGGATTTGACCCGATGGATTGGTCCGGAGGTAATTTCGACGACGCTTATTCCTTAGGGGAAGAGGACGGCGAAACGCGTGGTTCTTACCGAGTTTTATCGAAAATTAAGCGCATCTTAGAGGAGGCGGTCTGATGAAACAATTCACACTCGACTTACTTTACGTACTACTCGCGTTTATTTTCGCGGTCGTACTTGACGCAATCATTTACGGAGCGTTCGGCGCTGTAATCTACTTTGGCTTACCGGTGTTAGGCGTTGACATTACATTCCATCAAGCGTTTATATTAGCGCTATTAATCACCGTTGTAGGCATGTTATTTCGCGGCGGGAACACACGCAAGCAGACGAAAGGAGAAGATTAAATGAAACCGATATTTCTAGGTGATTGGGCGGAAGAAAATACGCAGCAGCAGCCGTGGAACAGCGATGAAACGGGACCGTTAGCTCATTTGAAATCAGATTTTGAAATAGACGATCAAACGCTTGAAGGCGTTGAGATAATGCTCGCGTTTTATACCTACGAGGACTACTCCGGTGACGCATTCGTTCTATTTCGCAATGATAGCCAATTATATGAAGTAAACGGCAGTCACTGTTCCTGTTATGGTCTTGAAGGACAGTGGGAGCCGGAAGAAACGACAATTGATGTACTAGAGCATCGTTTGAACGAAGGTAGTCTCGGTGTTGATGATTATTGGTACGGTGAGGGCGCGAAGAATAAGTTTGCGGTTGAATTGCGCACAGTTCTTGCGCAGTTAAAGGAGGCGATTAATTGAGTCAACTACTAGCGGAGCGAATAGCGCAAGATTTTATCGAATTTCTCGACGAGTTTCACCGATACCCTCAGCCGTACGATGACGCAATGGACGCTGAATTTTACGAACAATATGCGCGAGTGCTGCGCGAACAATCGAAATGGGGTTACTTTAATTGGAAAACGGCACCTGACGGCACTCCACGCCCAACATTCGCGCCAAGCAGCGCAGGAAAGGATGAGCGCCAGCTTTACGAAAAGGCGATGCGATCGAAACAAGACGGACGCCCACCTAATCGCAATCAACGTGACTGGACGGGGTTGGGTTCGCAAGTAGGTGCGTATATTCAACGCGAAGTAATGCTGGCCGAACGACATTTCGAACGCTTGACCGGCAAAGCGCCGAGATTCCGATTTGAGCGAACAGAGCGCGGTGAGCCTGCGTTTGAACACTTCGTTAAAAAGATTCACGAAGTCGAACATAATGGCGAAAAGTTCGGACTGAACGGACTGCCCGACGGAATCCTTCTTTATATAACGGATGATGGCGAAGTGTTGCGCGTTGGGCTCGAAGTGAAGTCGTTCCAAAAAAGCTACACGGATTTTAAAAAGCAAGACAAGCCGAAGCTCGACCACGAATTGCAAACGCATGTATATAACGAAATGTACGACTTAGACTACACGATCATTCTCTATCACTTAACGTACGGCGCGGAGTGGGAACGGGATTTCGGACGTAGCAAAGCGTATGGTCGATATTTCCCGAAAGAAGCACGCATTGAATTGCTCGACAAGTTTGCGCGAGTGACGAAGGCGTGGCGAACTAAAACGCCGCCAGCGATTGACCTCGACGGATGGAAATATAACGACTATAAGACGGCGATTGCGAAGGGCTTTAGCGACGATGAATTCGAACTACTTAAAGCGCAAGTCAGACGATCGCAGCGATCGAATTTACCGCAATGGAAAAAGAATCAGTATTATGATGCGTTGGAGTTCATTCGCGAGGTGCGCGAAAAGGAGGCGGGCTGATGAGGATCCTCTCGTTTGACACCAGTCTTTCAGCGCCAGGAGTCTCCATCATCGAAGTTGTTCGCGGCATCCCACGCATCATCGACCTGTCGCACATCACGACCGACTCGAAAACGCAAACGCACGGACTGCGCGCTGACATAGTCGAAAGTTGGGCGACGCTATTCCTCGCCAATCACGCGAAAAAAGGCTTCGATTTTATCACTCGCGAAGATTTCCACGGACAATCGAGCGCACAAAATTATCCGGTCATGGCTGCGTGGAGTGGTTGCGAAAGGGCTGTCGAGAAGTTCGGCTTCAAGTTCGACAAGTATACGTATATGCAAAAGAACGGGCGGAGAAAGACGTTGCTCGGCGTGCCGCAGTCGCAGGTCAAGTTGTTGGTAGTCGGTAAGGGGAACGCAGACAAGCCGGAAGTAGCCGAAGCCGTGCGAAAGTTGACGGGATACGCGGGAGAGTTCGCGAAGGACGATGAATCGGATGCATGTGCGGTGGGACTGGCGTATTTAATTAACGAAGGACTAATTAAGGGGGCGGTATGATGGGTTTAATAATCTTGGCGGTTATTGTAGGAACTGCCGCAGCGGTATTACTTGCGATTGAAATTCACGCCGATAGTTTCGGCGAATGGTTTGTCTCGGCGATGCTCGGATTTATGATCGGTTTATTGACACTACTATTAGGGATTTTACCGTCATTTGTTTACGATACGTCACCGGCGACACCCAGTAAACAAGAAATTCACGCAATCAAAGATAATAATGAAGTACATGGAAATTTTGCATTAGGATTCGGTTCAGTTGACGAGGAGCAATATTACTACTACGTAATTGAGGACGTCGAAGGATTTAAATCGATTGAAAAGACGAAAGTTAGCAAGTCGAAAATTAAAGAGGATGCAAACGACCAACCGTATATTCTGACCTATAAACATCGATTCAATTCCGCATTTGCGCGCTTTATGTACGGAGAATATAGCGGAAGTTACTCATACGAGATTCACGTACCAAAAAATACGATAACGACCGAATTTAATATCGACTTGGAATAAGGGAGGAACTAGAATGAAACTTTCACGTAGAGAACGCAGAGCAGAAGCGCGCAAAAATAAAACGGCATTCGTGCCGCAGTATAACGGAAAAGCACCGCAATCTTACGAGGAATATTACGGAGTCGGTTACGAGCGATTCAACAATAAATTCGTAACGATCGCGAAATGAGCGTAGCGCAAATCAACCGCAAGCTAATCTACGCACTTGAGCGCGAGCTAGCCGAACTGGACTACGACATTGAGCGTGTAACAGCACGGCGGACAGCGCTACAAGTGCGACGGGCGGAGGTTGTCGCCGGTATTGACGGACTACGAAAAGTGATTACGGAGGAAGAAAGGACGGATTGAATGACGGAATTATTAACGGATAGTTTTATATCGAAATACCCCGATTTTCCATCGCACATGAACGCGCTAGGAAAATTCGTTTACTTCAGGACTTACTCGCGCTTTCTACCGAATAAAGGACGTCGCGAAACGTGGAAGGAAACGTGCAGGCGTGCGACAGAATACAACGTCGGCTTGGCGGTCAAGCACCTTGAAAAGATTGGCTACGCGGTCGATTACGATAAGCATCGCGCCGAAGCCGAGGAATTTTTCGACAGCATGTTTAACCTTCGCCAATTCCTTTCGGGGCGTACGTTGTGGGTAGGCGGTTCAGAAAACGGAGTGGCCGACAAGTACCCACTTGCGAATTTTAACTGCTCGTTCTTGAATATCCGCAGTTGGAGCGACCTTGGCGACCTTTTCTACCTATTGCTCGTCGGCACAGGCGTCGGCTTTAAATGTACGAAGGCTTTCGCGGATGAACTAGCGCCGATTCGGACTAATTTTACGTTGCATAACGAGTCTTACGACCCTGTTGCGAAATCAGAGCGGTTAGAACATACGGAGCTGCGCGAAATCAACGAGACTACTATCGAAATTGTGGTCGGAGATTCAAAGGAAGGATGGGTCGAGTCACTGCGATACTTCTTCGACATTCTGACAGACAAAGGCAGCGAGGATTATACGCATATCATTATTAACTACGATTCGGTACGTCCGAATGGCGAACGCTTGAACACTTTCGGTGGCACAGCGTCGGGACCCGAACCGTTAATGGAAATGTTCGCGGGAATCGAGCGAGTGTTAAAGAACGAAATTGACCCGTCGCTTGCTCCGTTAGATCGTGTTTGGATTTCTAACGGTCCTGCAAGTGTTCCTACCGCATACCAACGAGTCCGCCCAATTCACATTCTCGACATCGGCAATCTTATCGGCAACAACGTCGTGGTCGGAGGCGTGCGAAGAACGGCGGAAATATTCCTTTGTGACGCAGATGACTACGAATCAATTTTCGCGAAATACGGAATCAACGGCGTTTGGAATGAAGCGCAGCACCGCAAAATTATCGAGCAAGTCAAAGCACTAGGTATAACGGAAGTGGCGACAATGCTCGAAGGGCTTGCGCTTAATGACCCGAATGCTCGGCCATTGCATCATCGCAGAATGTCGAACAACTCCGTGGCGTTTACCGAAAAGCCTTCTAGCGAACTATTAAACTTGCTATTCGAAATGATGCAGTCGGAAGGCGAGCCTGGCTTCGTAAATCTCGAAGAAGCACGTAGGCGACGACCTAATGCGGAAGGCTTAAACCCATGTGTAGAAATAATTCTCGACAGTTATGGCGTGTGCAACTTAACGACAGTCAATCTCGTTCAGTTCGTCAAGGAAATAAACGGCGAATATTATATCGACGTAAAGGGACTACTCGAAGCGCAACGGCATTCAGCACGAGCTGGCTTGCGTATGACACTCGCGGAACTAGAATTGTCACATTGGAATGACGTTCAACAACGCGATAGATTACTAGGAACATCGCTTACAGGCGTTAAAGATGCATTCGCAATGATCGATTACACGGAAGAAGAGGAATCGCAATTACTTGAACTTCTCGGTAAAGCCGCGAGAGAAGAGGCGGACAGATATGCGAAAGAGTTGCGTGTAATTTCGCCGTTATTAGTCACGACGGTCAAGCCGGAAGGTACTATTTCGCAAGTGGCTGGCGGAGTATCAAGCGGTTTGCATTGGTCACATTCACCGTATTATATTCGCCGAATCAGAATCAACGCTGCCGACCCGTTAGCGAAAGCAGTACAGGACATCGGTTGGCCGGTTCACGCAGAAGTCGGTACGCCCGGCGAAACGGAAGCTGAACGCATCGCCAATGCGCGAACGCTAGTTATCGACTTTCCTATCGCAAGTGGCGCAACTAAGACGAAGGACGACGTTTTCGCAGCGGAACAATTCGAAACATACTTCCGATTCCAGCGTGATTACACCGAACATAATTCGAGCAATACAATTCACGTCCGCCCGAATGAATGGGGCGAAGTCGAATCGATAGTTTACGAGAATTGGGACGATTTCGTGGGCGTATCATTCCTCGCTTATGACGGTGGTTCGTATCAGCTTGCGCCGTACGAGGCAATTACCCGCGAACAATACGAGGAATTGTCGGTGAAAATGGCGGAGTTCAAGCCGGAAATCTTGCAACGATTCGAAACGGGTAGCGACAGCGACCTTGACGGAATGGACGGTTGCGAGGGTGGAGTTTGTCCGATCAGATAAGCGTAAGTTAGTCGGAGACAGGGCGAGCCAGCATGGGCGCCCGCAAATTAAACGGAGGTGTGACGAATGCCATTACCGTCAAATAATATGCTATTCGGATTTGAACCGTTATTAACCGAGGAACAACGCGCCTATGTCGATTCGATTTTCGATAATCAACTGACGATCGTTAACGCGAAAAGTGGAACGGGCAAGACGACGCTTGCGGTTGCTTGCGCTAAGTTGCTCGGAAAGCCCTTAATCTACACGTTTTCGCCAGTCGAAGAAGGTTCGCTCGGATTTACGCCAGGCACGGTCGAGGAAAAGGAATCGAAGTATACCCAGCCGTTGCTTGACGCGTTGATTGAGATTCGCGAGGACCCGCGCTTTGCGATTAAGAGCGAAAAGAACCCCGATATGATTAACGAAGGGGCGTGGATAATTGCGAAGTCACATACGTTCGTTCGCGGTACGAATATTAAAGATTCGGTGTTGATCGTGGACGAGGCGCAGAACTTCACTCGCGGCGAACTGAAGAAGTTGTTAACACGCGTTCATGATACAACGAAGGTCATCGTAATTGGTCACGATAAGCAAATCGACCTAAAAGACCCTAAGAAAAGCGGCTTTGCGCCTTATATCGAACATTTTCGCGATGAACCGTATGCAAACGTATTGGAATTAACGAAGAACTTCCGCGGCAGATTAGCGCAGCACGCGGACGAATTATCATGGTAGGAGGCGGTCTAATGTTATCAAACGAAGAACAGGAAAAGACATTGGACGATGTCTGGCGTTGGGCTAACGAACAAGATGAACGCAAATCACCCGCAAGAAAGTCGCCAGCAAACGAGTTACCCGTAAAAATCAAACGATTACACGTGGACGCAGTTATTCCGCAATATGCCCGTGAAGGCGACGCAGGCTTCGACTTGGTCGCGGTGAAGGACGTAATTATCGAGCCTGGCGAAACGGCGCTAGTCAAGACGGGGCTGGCGTTCGAACTTCCGCAAGGCTACGAAATGCAAGTCCGCCCACGGTCGGGTGTGACGTTGAAAACGAAGTTACGCGTGCAGCTCGGCACGGTTGACAGCGGATTTAGGGGCGAGGTTGGAGTAATTGTCGATAATATATCGCGCGAAGTTATAAAACATTTCGGCAAAGATGGAAATCTTGAACGAGTGATAATGTCGGGGCAAGCGCTGGCAGTCGTTAAAAATATCGGAGAACAATACGAAGCTATCGGAGAAATCACCGAAGATGGAACGTACATCATTCGAAAAGGCGACCGTATCGCGCAAGCCGTAATTAAGCCGATCGAGCAAGCGGCATTTATCGAAGTTGACACGTTGGGCGAAACGGACAGGGGCGAAGGCGGCTTCGGAAGTAGCGGGGTGAAGGCGTGAAATCGTACGTAATAGTTATCGTTGACGAAATGCCTCGATACCTTCTCACGCCGATTATATCGGAAAATGTCCGAGTTGATTTTGTACGGATTGGTGAAGTAGTACACGGCAGAGTATTCAAAGGAAGTCGGATTAATGTCGTCGTTAATCGGACAAAGTATCGCGAATTAGACAAAGTTGATGACGAGTCTATCGCGAAATGGTGGTCACACGTTAAGCAGGGGCTTGCGAAAGACGTAGAGATAAGGGACGGTGTTATGAAATAATGGCGGAAACTAAAATGAACGTAAAATTACTGGCGCATACCCAATTAAGCGAGGATTTTTACGAAGGGGATTTAGTTGGCACGGACTTTCACGATTATCACATCGACAACGAAGCAACGGACGGTCAAGCGGTCGCCTTGTCCGCAATTCGAACGTGCTACTCACCGAACAAGCCGTCGGAAATCGTCACGTTAGAAGGCGCTAAATATTTCGGCAAGAAAGCGTCCGACGGCGAACAAGGTACGGAAGCCGACCGCCTGTTCCGTATGATTGTCCGGTCGGGTCACACGTCGACCCTCGAGCATCTATCGTTCACTTTCGCGATAGAAGGTGTAAGCCGTGCGTTATTAGCGCAACTCACACGCCATCGCGTGGGATTTTCATTTAGCGTACAAAGTCAGCGATATGTCCGATTCGGTTCGGGCGATCGGTCAGGCGGATTTGATTACGTTGTGCCGGAATCTATTAAAAACGGAGGGACAGCGCCGTCCAATGACGACGAGGGCATTTACGTAACATTTACCGCGCAAGAATATTTCGAGGATGCTATGACGCAATTACAGTACGTATATGATCGTTTAAGAAAAGCCGGTATTCCTGCCGAAGATGCCCGCGCAGTTCTACCGCAAGCAGCCGCAACTAATCTCGTAATGACAGCAAATTTACGTAGTCTGCTAGAGTTCTATGCGAAACGTAAGTCGGGTAAAGGAGCGCAAGCTGAAATAGCACAACTAGCGGAGGAATTAAAGAACGCAGTTATCGCGGTTGAGCCGTGGACGCGACAATTCTTCGAAAGTAAGTAACGAAAGGGTGATTCTATCGGTATTCTCACGAACGCAATCATAACGATGCATTTACTAACCGGCACGCCATCGGCAGTCCACGCAGAATTGACGCCCGATACGCAAATGTGGCGTCAGCAAGCGGCGTGGCTGGACGGTGAACTCGACAAGCAACGCGAAATTAATCAACGCCTACGCGACGAAATTGAACGTCTAAACGCGACGGCATGGCAACCGTTTGAAATCACGGCATACACGGCGGACTGCGCCGAAGGTTGCACGGGTGTCACCGCGACAGGCATTGACGTTACACAGCGTTCACATTACGAAGGCAAACGTGTAATAGCCGCCGACCCAAGCGTTTTACCGATGTGGTCAACGGTGGAACTACGCTTTGCCGACGGACGGGTCGAACAGGCTATCGCGATAGACAAAGGCGGCGCAATCAAGGGGCGCAAGCTCGACTATTTAATCGGTAGTCACAGCGCAGCGGTACGATTTGGTCGGCAGAAGGTCGACGTAAAAATTATCGAAAGAGGGGCGAAGTAAGTGAAAAGTCTAATCGCGAATATATGCGTTAGTATCTTGCGAAAGTTGAACGTGTCGACGCTAATCGGCTATAAAGTCGAAGGTAAATTAACGCAATTAAACGACTACGGACGTATTTACGATAATGAATTGAATTGCAACTACTACTTACCAAACAGGCAAGCTTGGAACGTACCTCAAGGAAAATTCTCGATGACTCAAAAATGTCGTAAGGAGGCGGAATAATGACGAAAATACACGTTATTAAAGACGAGAGTTTGGGCGGAATCGAGCGCGAGTATGTCGAAGTTGATCGGAAGGCGGACGTTGGAGATAAAATTATAATTAACAATAAAGATTTCGGAAACTATGAAAATGGCGATGTATTCACGGTCATAGGCAGGTATGATGAATCCTTAACTTCCTCAAAAGCAATAGGGGTCGATGCTAAGGAGACGGATGTTAGAATTCGCGATTACGAATACCAAACGCTAGAACCGACCGACATCGTCCATATTGACGGCGCAAGGTATCGAATGGTCGAGCGGAAGGCGGAAGTCGGCGAGAATGTATTGATTGTGCACTCCGAGGTTGACGGGTACGGCGTTGGAGACGATTTTGAGGCACTGGCAATCTTTGCGAAAACTATTCGGATTATAGATATCGGAGGGGGAATAAATCACGTAGAACACTATGAATACCGCGTACTTGTTCCAGCAGATAAAGAACTTCTCACCGTTGACGAAGGACTAGTAGGTGTAGACCACTCGCAAGCCAGTCCACAAGTCCTCGACCTACTAGCCAATCTTGCTTCTCGCTTAACTACTCTTGAACAGCACGTAAAAAATCTCGAAGGACAACTCGACGACTTAGTCGACCGTTCTCACCGCAAACTCACCACGATTGAACAACAATTACGCGACACGCAAGCCAACGTCGAGCGACAGGCGGAGGAACTTGCGAAACTAGAAAAACGCGTAGACCAAATAATTACGAATGATCTCGGTTGGAAACAGATGGGGCCGGGTCGAATTCCGAACATTGAGATTAAGGTGAGCGCGATAAAATCGGAAGTGGGAGAAATCGCCGACAAACTCGCTGAATTACTCGATGAAATCGACGGAGGTGTCAGCCGATGAACCACACGCTAGAAGTTTCGCGAAAAGTCACCGTCACCAAAATCGCCCTGACCGGCAAGCTACGGACGGGCAAGGACACCGTCGCGCACCACCTGTTCATTCGCAATAGCTTCCACAAGGTCGCGTTCGGTGACGCGCTCAAGCGAGTGGCGCACGACACTTTTCCATGGGTCAGCGAGTTTTCGAAGCCACGCGCGCTGTATCAGCAAGTCGGACAGCTTATGCGTGAAATTGAGCCGGACGTTTGGATTCGCCATGTCGAACGTCAAGTCGACGCGATTATCAACGTCAACAAGGACATGTGCGATCACGTCGGCGTGATAATCACGGATTTACGCCAGCCGAACGAATACGAGTGGGCGCGATCTAATGGGTTCACGATCATTCGCGTCAATGCGCCGGAAGCTGACCGGCTAGCACGAGCGCAACGAGCAGGCGACGACTTTGCCGCCGAGGACTTAGCGCACGATACCGAGCAGCATGTCGATGGGTTCACGGTCGATTTCGAAGTGGTTAACGACGGGACGGTCGTGGAATTAAAAGCGAAAGTGGATGCGATTATGGCGGAGATTAACGCGAAAGGGGCGGTAAATTGATTCGCAGAATGTTGCGTAAGGAGCGAACTGACTACGGAAAAAGGATGCGAGGACAGTACGAATCGGGCGAATTTTGGGATAGTCGTCACAACATGACGGTACATGCAATTAGACCTGACGAACTGTCGAATACATTGTCAACCGTGTTAAAAGACAATTTGCTAATCGAAATTCATGGCGTTAGTGAGCCGAAAGGGAGCGATAAATTGACGAATATACACGAAGTTTTCGAAGGTAATCCGTTCACATACGTATCCTTATTCAGCGGTATTGGCGGATTCGAGCAAGCACTAAACAAACTCGGTGGCACTTGCATGATGGCGTCCGAAATTGACAAGTACGCAAATCAAGCGTACGAGGTGCTCTACGGACATCCGACGGTAGGCGACGTGACAAAAGTCGAGGCCGCGGACGTCCCCGACCACGACTTACTTGTCGGTGGTTTTCCGTGCCAAGCGTTCTCAGTCGCCGGCAAGCGATTGGGATTCGACGACACGCGCGGAACACTATTTTTCGAGATTGCGAGAATAGCATCGGAAAAGAAACCGAAGGCGCTACTGCTCGAAAACGTAAAAGGACTCGTTTAGCACGACAAAGGGCGTACGCTTGACTCAATCGTTCAAACGTTAAATGACATCGGCTACACGGTCGATTTCGAAGTATTAAATTCGAAGTATTTCGGAGTTCCGCAGAATCGAGAGCGAATATTTATCGTGGCAGTTCGCGTCGACTTAGTCGAACAAGAACCGTGGGTAATAGGCAAACGCACGGACGTTGTAGAGAAAGGTAAACAAAGAATTGGCTCTTTGGCGGGTGTCAAGACGTTTAACTTCGATTATCCTTCGCAAAATGAGGTTGCGACAAGGTTACGGGATATTCTCGAATCGGACGTAGATGAAAAGTTTTATTTATCGGAGGAAAAGACGGCGAAACTGGTGGCGCAGTTGGAAGAAAGAGGCTTAAAAGATACGGACGGAATCGACGTCGCGGGCAACCTTAAACCTCCCACATGTACTCGCATAGGTCAGCGTGACGATGTTTGGAGTGCTAACGGGGTAGCAAGGACGCTTAACGCTACCGATTATAAACAACTCCGACCAATAGCGGAAGTCCGCCCCGTCCTTACGCCCGATCGTTTAGAAAAACGGTAAAATGGACGGAGATTTAAAGACGATGGAGAAGAAGCGTTCACGCTTACGGCGCAAGATAAACACGGCGTGGCTGTCGGCAAGCATCCACGTTACCGCATCCGCAAACTAACACCGTTAGAGTGTTTCCGCCTTCAAGGCTTTCCGGACGTGGCGCACCAAGCGTTAGTCGACGCAGGTATATCGAACTCGCAGCGATATAAAATGGCGGGCAACGCCGTCACTGTAAACGTAATAGACGCGATAGGCAGGCGTCTATTACCGTATTTAGCGAAATAGGCAATCGCTAAAACAACGTCAGTCTTTCGCCAACTCGAACGCATTCCAAAATACCGCACCTTCATCGACGCGGCCTACATGTTCAAATCGCGCTGGCAAGTCGTCGGCACTCAACGCAAGCTTGTCCGCAACCATCTTGCCGGCTTTCACGCCGAGGTAGCCACGCTTGTCAGGGCGTACAGTTTTCGCGTTCGGTACTTTCGCAAGGTCCTGTTTCACCAGCCCGACACGTTTGTTCTCAACGTCAACGCTGACGACAACGGGTGTAAATTGAGTAATCGCAAGGTCGCGTAGTGCCGACGCAGACACGCGCAGGCGGTAAAACTTATCGATTGTAAGGGAAGCGTCGCCACGAGACGACAAATTTAACGGTTCAAAAGCCATCTTAACACGTCCATTCACGTTTATTTAACGCTAGTATAACGCAAAAGAGCGCATAAACGCAATAAAAAAGCCGGCTATCACAACCAGCCGACGAAACTCGGCAAGCGCAACAAACCAGCCTTTGTTAAATTACGATATTTGACGCGACATTTGATCGGCGAGATATACGCAAACTTGTCGTTTTCGCGGGTAACTTGCGCACGGTAAACCTTCGGCTTTTCCTTCGCTGGCACGCCGAGTTCCATGACGCCAAGGTAACGACCGTCCTCGTCAGCGAGCAGCCAGCCGAAGTCCTTTTTCGCGTAACCAATTACGTAAACGTCCGCAAATTGGTAGTTAATCACCTTGAGCCAGTCGTGCGACCGTTTGCCGACTTGGTAACGTGAATCCTTACGCTTTAAAACGATGCCTTCGAGAGCCTGCTCCTTGACTGCTTCGTAATAAGCCACGCCGTTGCCTTCGATAAATTGCGATTTTGCTAGTTGTGTAGAATCGGTCGGCACGAGGTCGGCGAGCATTTCCTTGCGCTCGAACAGCGGTCGGCTAGTCACGCGTTTACCTTCGAGTTGAATAACGTCAAACGCAACGAAAGTAACAGGCGTTTCCCCGGCTTGCTTAGCGCCAGCTTGAAAACGGCTCATGACCGCCTCGAAGTCCGGCTTGCCTGCGCTGTCACTTACGATTAACTCGCCGTCGAGCGTTGTGCTAGGCGGAAGGGCAAGCGAGTGCAATTCGGGAAACTTTGCGGTCAATTCGTTGTTATGGCGCGAGTACATGCGGACTTTGCCCGCAGAATCAACGGAATATATTAAACGGATGCCGTCGAGCTTCAATTCGGCAATATAATCCGAATCGTCGAACGGCTCGTCCGATTTGTGCAATAACATTGGCGAAACAAACACGTAAATCACCTCGCTTTAATTATAACAATTTCGATAGATTAACGGATTAGGAGACTAATGGAAACGGAGGCGGACTAATGGGCGCAATTAGCGAAAAGGAACGACGGCTCGAATCGAAATATCCCGCGCTAGACAATCCGGCGGGCGTCCGCATGCTCCTCGGCGATTACCACGCGTTGAAAGAACGCCAGTATGCCGGCGACTATGACGCGGTCGTAATACTCGTCGACCTGGCAACGGCGATCGAGCGGGCTGGGCTTACGGATAGGCAGCGTGAGGCCCTGCGGTTGGTGTTCGAGGATGACTTATCGCAGGTAGATACAGCGGACATGCTTGGCGTGAGTAAGCAGACGGTCAATCGGTTGGTAAGCGTGGGACTGGCGAAAGTGGCGAGAGTGTTCGAGAGTTGGGCGAGGCAAGGCGAAGGTTACAGTTTAGACGTAAATGAGACGGAAGGGGAGCGACAGAATGACGAAATTCATTAACGAAATATTGACGGGCGATAACGTGGAGATCTTACGTTTAATTGACGATAATTTCGTAGACTTGACGGTTACAAGTCCTCCATATGACGATTTACGCGCATATAACGGGTACACATGGGATCCCGAACTTTTAGCAAATGAACTGTATCGTGTTACGAAAGACGGTGGCGTCGTTGTTTGGATAGTCGGTGACAGGACAGTAAAAGGATCCGAGACGGGCAGCAGTTTTAAACAAGCATTAACTTTCATGGACACTGGTTTTCGTTTACACGATACGATGATTTATATGAAAGATTCTATCAGTTTTCCGGAAACTACTCGATATTATCAGATATTTGAATACATGTTTATTTTCAGTAAGGGATCCCCGAAAACAGTTAATTTAATATCCGACCGGAAAAACAAATGGGTCGGTCATCGGATTAGAGGACGGGAACGACAGGTAGATGGATCCTTGGCAGGTCGTCGGAAAGGGAATCCTGTAAAAGAGTTTGGTGTTAGGTATAACATATGGCAAGTCTCGACCGGGTACATGAAATCTTCGAAAGACGTAATTGCGTATGACCATCCTGCAATCTTTCCGGAATCATTAGCGGAAGATCATATATTAAGTTGGTCGGATCCCGGCGGTATTGTATTGGATCCGTTCGGGGGTTCCGGTACAACAGCGAAAATGGCGAAGATAAACGGTCGTCAATTTATCCACACCGACATTAGCGAAGAATATAACGAAATTGCACGTAGACGATTGGAGGACATCGCATGACATCAAACGAATTCAACGCAAAAATAGACGAACTATGGTCGCAAACAAAAGCGGGCAACCTACCGCGCGAAGAAAGGTTCGTCGCAATCGAACGACTGACGGACAGATATATCACCGCAACAGGCAAACGACCGGATCCATCGCAGCTCGACCGATTGGCGACGCTGTGCTTGTACGAGGAAGTGACGGACGATAGACCTGACAAAATGACGTTAGAAGAATACCCGATTATGAGCGATGAGCAATACGCGAGAAGAACAGAGGGAAAGCACGTAAGGCGGCACGGTAAAGACGGTAAATTGTTACCGAATAAGACAGAGATACCTTTAAATGCTGCGTTTGACTATGGTACGGACGGTAAGAATTATCGTACACCAAAAAGACGCCCACTTTCTACTGATGAGGCGTCGCGTGCAGACGCGAAACTAACGAGAAATAAAGAGAGACGACGTAAATACAATGAATTCATCAAGCCCGGAATAGTGGAGGTGTCTTATATTGGCGATTAGTATTACACTACCTGACGATAAATTAACTTTTAATCGGGTCGAGTATAAACAAGTAAAGGACACACTTAAAATTAAGCCTTCGGGTGTATATTTTCTGTATGACGTGAATGGAGAGTTGCTTTACGTAGGAAAAACTAATAACTTTCGCAGTCGGTTACTTAGTCATTTCCGTGGCAGAGACGTATCTAAACCGTTTTATAGATTAATAGATTCTGTTAAAGTTTATTTTGTAGATGATAACTATGAGCGAGAACTATATGAAACTTACGCTATTAATACCTTTATTCCAACGTTCAACAAGTCGAAAACTTATTACGACGATAAATCAGAAGAATTATTCGAAATTGAAGAACGGATTAGGGAGTTAGAGGAAGAAGCTTCGTCAATTCGTGAAGATATGTGCAGTGACGGTATGATTGACGAGGATTTTGAAGATGATTTGCAATTAATAACAGGTATTTACTTCCTAAATGAAGAAAGGCTGCGCGCAATTGAAAGTGAAATAAAATCACTTAAAAAGAGAAAGGCGCTTACTTTGTGATGATTAGTTATCTTATTAGATGATAATTCCGGATTTTGGTTACTTTTATGCTCGCCATATCGGCGGGCTTTTTATTTTGTCCTAATAGCGTGACTAGGACGTTAAATATAAACGGCACGCAAATTACTCACCGAAAAGGAGACGATGTAAATGGCGGACAATCAGTCACGCGAATTATCAATCGCAGTAAAGGTAGACGTATCCGAAGCACTCACGGGCTTAAAGGCGATCCAGCGCGAGGCAAAGAAAGCTACGCAAGCATTACGGGAGCTAGAGGCGGCACATTCTACTAAATCGCTACATGAAGCGTTGGTGCAACGAGAGGGTGTCGAAGAGTATTTCGTTAATGCGCACGGCGGTTCTGCAAAAATCAGCATTGATAACGGTGCAGAAGGAAGCAATTTTACGGTCGAAGGTCCGGCTAGAATCGTGGTGAATCGCGATTGAGTAAGTGGAGCGTGGTTCACAAGGAAACAGGCGAGATACGCGACTTTGCGGAGTTCCAAGCCGCACGCCAACGTCAAGCCGACGGTTACAGACAACGTCAAGAAGGTCGCAAGCACGACTTTACCTTTACGGACATGGACAATATTCACGAGATCATCGGAAAAATAGACGATAAGCATTGCGGGTACTTGCTATACTTGCAGTGCTTTATTTCGTTTGATGGCGTCCTGGTTAACGCCGACAACGAGAAAACGGCGATGACCAAGGCGGACATTCAACGAGTAGTTGGCCTCAAGAAAACGGCCTTCTACGCGTTTCTATCGAGCATGCTTGCTAACGATATCATTCGCGAAAATGAGGACGGCAAGTACAGCGTCAATCCGGCGTATCACTTCAAAGGCACGATCAACAATCCGAACGTGATTCGCTCATTTACGACAAAGGTGCGCGAGTTATATACGGGGCGCAACGCCAACAAACTCGGCTTTATTTACAAGCTGCTACCGTACGTTCACCAGGAAACGAACACGATTTGCGCCAACCCTTACGTAAAGGACGTCGAGCATATCGCGCAACTGTCGAAAGGGGAAATCACAGCCTTAACGGGCGTCAGCGAAAAGACCGTGTATTCGTACCTACGCAACATGAAGCTAGGCGACGAGTTTGTGTTCGCGGAGATACGACGCGGGAACGAGCGTTATTACAAGTTGAATCCGTTCATCTTTTATCGCAAAAACGGACGACCTGACGCCACGTTGCGCGAGATGTTCCGGCTTGGATTTAGCGGTAAATAGTCGGTCAGCCAAAAGCTATCGGTAAATTTGCGGACAAAATCGGGGGTCTATCGGTAAATTCGCGGACAACTTTCGAAACGCTGTACGATTAGAGCCGCAAGGGATTCAGCCGTTTTAAGGGGCAGAAATGGCGATATTATATCTTAATCTTTAGTAGCGTTAAAACCTTGCGCCTTCGCCTAACGGCTTGCCGCCACGATTCTTTATTTAAATACATTATCGCGAAAAGTAATAATAGTAGCAGACGGTCGAGCGTAAGCGAGGCCGGCCTGCAGCGGTTTTAATCTTTTATCTAAACGGAAAGGAGTGCGTTAATCGAATGTATTACGTTGTTTTACCGAGGTCAATTTTCGTAGGAAGTACGGGTTATGGCGTATGGGATGCCGTAGTAGACGATAGCGGCGATCTAATGTCGTTTGCAACGATAGAGGACGGAAGGAAGTACGGAGAGGCAACCGGTAAGCACTACTTCGTGTTTTCGATTGTTGGTTAACCGTTAGACATTACGCTAACCATTTCGCGGCTTATATTAATAAGAAGGAACGCGGTAAATGGCGGAGGGGCTGCGGTAAACATGCGTAATGCAAGTCGGTGATATCATCCGCGCGGAGCTGCCAGGACAGAAGCCCTTCGAAAACTCACGGGGTCAGCGAGTTGTGCCTGTTTCGCAAACAATTCCGATGATTTATCGCCAATTTTATGCGTATTTATATACACGCAAAACGCCAACGTTTATTCGTAGATTGCGGGAAATAACGATCTACCAAACGGTGGGACACCGCATGGATAGCGGAGTGTATAGGATAGTGCATAAACGGGTAAATCGCGAAATTGACAAACGTTGATATGACGCGGTTTATGCATCGTATGAATTCCCTATAACCACGATTATGTCAACTAGGTATGCATATACAATACAGCGTTATGCGAACGTTTATACAACGAAATGTATAAAGATAATTGTCGTCGTTGTTTGAATTGTTCATACAATTGAAATAATTTAAACCCCCAAACAGCCGTTCGTATTTCAAGAAAATAGACGGTTGAAATTTGCGCAATATTTTTCGAACTCGGGGCGTCAATTTAACGGAGGTGTTTAGCGGAATGCAGAAACGTATACCTTACGACGGTAAAATCGAAAATCTTCGCAAAGGTGAAGTCATATTAACGAAAGAGCAAGCGGTAAAACTATCGCAATCAAGCCCGAAAGCCTGACGGATGCCTAGCGTCGGGCTTTTCGGATACATAAAAGGAAAGGAGGAACGCTAATTGGCGCATATTAACGGAGAATGGCTCGATCGTGACCAACGCCAAGCACGCATTAACATATTATCAGCGCGGCTATCGAAGCTTGCTGCGGTCATAAAAGCCGGCAAAGCAAGCGACTACCACATAGATACTTTTCGCAAGGACAAGGCGGAGCTTGCTAAGTTAAAACGCGTCCACCGAGCGGAAGTTGATGTGGCGTACTTTACTTACGAATACCTGTCCGACCTTCACAACGCGACCAACGACGATAATGTTATTCGCCACGGGGAAAACGGTAAGTTACACGATGACATTGGCGCAATAGCCTCAATTCATCGCGAGTTTTTCGACCTGTGCGACCATGTTAACGTAAATGAACGAAACGCGCGTCTTGCCATCGCAGCAGCACGTGGACACTCAAAGTCCGGCATGTTTTCGAACGCATTTCCGTTGCACCAAGTAGCGTTCCGCAAACGTAAATACATTCTTATTATTTCCGAAACGGACTCGTTATCGAAAAAGCTAGTCGGCTGGATAAACAAGCAGCTAAAATTTAACCGCAAGTTTATCGAGGACTTTGGCGTCCTCATGCACGAATCGTCGAGTCGTAACGAGAAAGACAACGAAGAGGCGTTTATAACGTTATCAGGCACGCTCATTGAAGCGTCATCTTCCGGCAAGCAGTTGCGGGGTAAAAGACACGGAGCATACAGACCTGACCTCGTAATCGTTGACGACCCTTCTTCGCAAAATAACGAAGGTACGAAGGAAGCGCGCGAAAAGTTGATTCACTGGTTTAACTCGGTCGTTGTGCCGATCGGTTCGGCGTCTACCGCAATCGTACTCGTCGGAACAATGGTTAGCGCGACCGGGCTACTGAATCACGTGTTAAAACGAAAGGACTTCAAGTCGTCGTTTCATGGCGCGGTGGTCAGCGAACCGTCAAACCCGAAACTTTGGGAGCAGTATTGCGAAGTGTATGCACGTGCGGAATCGATTGAGGAAGCAAACGAGTTTTATGAAGCGAACAAAGAAGCGTTAGAAAGCGGAATTGTACTCGCATGGCCTTGGCGTTGGTCTTATCGCGCGCTAATGCACGAGAAAGTCAACATGGGTACTCGCGCATATAATTCGGAATACCGAAATCTAGCGTTTAGTGAGGACGAGCAATTTTTCTTACCGGATACATACGCGAAGTATCACTATTACTACGAAAATGAAAGAGCGTATGTTGTCTACGAAGATTTAAAGATTCCAGTTAGCGATCTCTTTATTGTTGGCGCATGGGACATCGCGATGGGCAAGAATAAGCGATCGGATTATAACGCAGTAATTACTGTCGGTAAGCATCAGCCTACCGGCTTAATTTTCGTTCTTGATGAATACGCGTCGAAAGAGCCTGCACATGTTTTCATTGAGTTAATACTCGCGAAAATACGTCAGTTTAAGCATCGAGCGTTTAACGTAGAGACAATCAACGCCTATCATGAGTTTTATCGCCAATTACAAGAGGCAGCGCGAACAGCAGGCTTGTACACATGCCGGATTAACGATATTAGACGGCAGGGGTCGAGCAAAGAGTCGCGTATTGAATCGTTGGAGCCAATGCTGCACAACAAAACGTTAGTGCTAAACGAAAGGCATACGATTCTAATCGATCAAATGTCGCAATACCCATTCGCAGACCATGACGATTCTTTAGACGCCTTACAAATGGCGGTTGATAGTGTTTTTAAACCGAAAGCACGAATAGCAACGAAACCAACTTATTTATAGCGAAAGGAGGCGCAACAATGGCGTCAAAACGACAAAGAGAATTAGAATCGAAACTCACGTCGCAGCAACAGAAGGCGGCTTTTTTATTGGTCGAAAATGACCTGCGCGATAACGCCGACAAGCGTACGCAAGAAGAAATCGCGGAAGAGGTCGGCGTTACTTATAAAACGCTTTGGACATGGCGTAAGCAGAATCGCAACTTTATCGACTATAAAAACGAAATAGCAGACGACTTCCTTGCGGAATACCGAAGTGGCGTATACGGACAATTACTGAAACTTATTAATGGCTCGCAGCCAAGCGTTAAAGCAATCGACTTGTACTTGAAGCGATTCGGGCTATTAACGGAGAAGCAAGTTATCTCGAATGAGGACAGCACAGGCTCGCGAAGCAACGCAGACTTAGTGAAAGAACTTGAAGAACTGGACGATCTTTTGAAAGAAGATGATTAAACGGAAGGGGCGAGGAAATGTTCGGTTTATTTAGCAAGCGCGAAATAGAAAAACGCGCAGAGGCAACGACAACCTATACGTTTAACGCGTTTCAGCCGGGCGAGCAATTTCCGCCGTATGCCGACCGTGAGCGTATTTCGCGACAAAAACGATTGAAGAAGATTTTTCAAGGCAAACAACTCGAGGTTTTCGAGCGGGCAACGGCGTTACTAAAAGATACGCCACACGCACCACAGTTAGAGAAGTTATATATCGCTATTAATCTCGCGGACATTCTCGTCACGAAACCGGCAGACTTGCTCGTTGGCGAACCGCCGATTTTTGAGTCGGGCAAGCCAGACGATAGTCCGCAACAAAAAGCGATTAATAGTTACGTTGAGGAAAACGACCTCGTGCAATTAATTCACGAAAGCACAATCGGAAACGGCTATCGAGGCGACGCATGGATAAAGATACGCTACGGTTATCGCGAAGATTTAACGGAAGTGCGGAAGATACTAAGCGCCGAAGCTTTTGAGGTATACAAGGCGTCATTTAAAGCCGAACCGATAATCGAACACGTCAACCCCGAATTTGTTTATCCGGAGGTATCGCGAGGCAACGTAAAGAGTTTTAAGGCGGTCAATATTTGTACTGTTGAATACGTAGTTAGTACGAAAGAGGAAATTCCGTTCTTAAACGTCGAGCGACACTTGCCTGGTTTTATTAAATATGAACGCTACCGTTTACATGAATACGAAGGCGGAGTCGATACGAGATTTGGCTATCCGTTGCAGACTTACAACATAGGCGAACGAGTGTCTACTGGTCGCGAAGAAGATGTTATCGAAACTGGCGTTCCTCACTTGCTCGTTAAACACATTCCTTATAAATCGGTCGACGACGAGTGGGAAGGGATTGGCGGAATCGAGAAGATGGAAGCGTTATTGGCCGCGATTAATGACCGCGTTGTCCAAATCGACTATATCCTATGGAAACATAGCGACCCAACAGCGTATGGCCCTGATTTAGAAGGTGTGGACGGCAACGCGGCTCGATTCGGAGGTAAATACATTCCTGTTACAAAAGAGGATGCAACACCAGGTTACATGACTTGGGATGGTCAATTAGCGTCTGCGTTTAAAGAACTCGAACTACTAATAACGCTCGCTTTCCAACAGGCAGAAACTCCGCAGTGGCTATTTGGCTCGGTGCTTGGCGAAAACGCCGGTGGAACAGGAACGTCACACACGGACAGTGCGGCAATCAAAGCGCGATTCATGCCGATACTTTCGAAAGTTAAACGAATTCGCACGCATTACGACAAGGCTATTAGGGATGCGTTATGGACGTGCCAGCTACTCGACATTGAACACGGAGACGCCGACTTTGAGCCGGTTTATCCTTCGATCGCGTGGCAAGACGGGATACCAAAGAGTGAGAAAGAACTTGCGGAAATTATGCAGATTCGAACAGGCAATAAGCCGACCATCGACGTACGGACAGCCATCAAGCGACAAGATAACCTTGACGACGAAAAGGCTGACGAAATTATCGATCGGATTGAAGTCGACGAAAAGCAAATTAATGGTTTTGTTGAGCCTTCGGTTTTCAATGACGGCGGTGGGAGTTAATGGCTAACTTTCGCGAAATACCTTCGCCAACTTACGATTACGAGATTCGCAAACTAGTTCGCTACTACGAGGATGCACTACAGTCTATTAATCTCGAACTAATGCGGTTTGACCTAACGAATATGCAACGGGCGAATATTCTCGCCTTGCAAGCAGATGTCGCAGCAATACTTAAGGAACTAAACGGAAAATCATCGGATTGGATAACAAGATATATTCCAGAGGCTGCTACTGACGGTATTGCGCGAACCATTCTATCGCTAGGAGTAGCCGAGACACTTGATGAAGCACGAGCAATCGCAAAGTTTAATAGACTCAATCGCGAACTGGTTAAGGCGGCAGTTGCCGACACGCAGGCTGATTTATTACAAGTTACGCAGAACGTCGACAGGCGCGTTAGAACAGCCATTAGGCAGGTAACCGGCGAAGTATTGCGTTACAACTTAACGCAAGGAATCAACGCTACCCAATCGCTTAAACAAGGTATAATGCGGGATTTGCGTACTAGACTAGGGGAATCGCTAAACACCGGAATTGTTGACGCAGCTAATAGACGATGGAAACCGCATGTATACGTCGAAATGGTCGTCCGAACGAAAATGGCGTCTGCTCAACGAGAAGCGGCGATTAATGAAGGTGTGGCAAACGAAGCATACTACGGTGTGATTTCGCGACATGGTGCGAAGGATATGTGCCGTGTTTGGGAAGGTCGAGTTATTTCGTTAGTTCCTAATGCGCCTGGTGATTTTCCGTACATTGGCGATTTACCGCGACGTGATATTTTCCATCCAAATTGCCGGCATTTAGTGACGCCGTTTCGTCGGTTGGATAATCTACCGGAAGATTTACGTGAACTAAACGGAATTTAACACTTATGACCGAACGTTATGTCATTAAACTAAACGGACAATATGCGCGACGGCGGGTAAACGGTTGGAGGTACGAAATGAAAGACGCAATCAAACGCAAGTTATTATTACCGTTAGATATTCAAATGTTCGCTGATGACGACGACAATCCGAACCCGAATCCGGAGGTCAAGCAGGAGCCGGAAGTAAAAACGGTTACTATGACGCAAGAAGAACTGGACGCGTTAATTGGGCGCGAAAAGGGGCGAGTCAAAAGTAAGTATTCGGACTACGACGAACTCAAAACGAAACTAGCGGACTACGTGAAACAGGCGGAAGAAAAGCAACGTGCCGAAATGACGGAGCTTGAGCGTTTGCAGAAGGACTTAGAAGCAAAGGGCGAAGTCGAGCAGACTCTCGCTAAGCAACTCGAAGAAATGCAGGCGCAAATTAAGCATGAGAAAATTCGCAACGAATTTATTAAGGTTGCTACGAGCAATCAAATCGCGTATCTGGACGACGCTTTCAGTCTCGCAGATTTATCGGCCGTAACAATCGGTGATGACGGGAAAGTTGTCGGAATGGATGAAGCGATTAAAACGCTCGTTGACAATAAACCGTATCTTGTCGCAAAGAAACAAATTAAGCAAATTGGCGAACCGTCAAATGGAACGCATGAAAGAGTCGACAAGACAGCGGAACAGTTACTACAAGAGGCGGCAGAAAAAGCCCGTAAATCGGGACGTAATGAAGATCGTGCCGCATATGCAAAACTTAAACGTGAGTTAGGTCTTTAAAGCTATCGCAAATAAAACGCGGTAGCTTTTTGTATTTCAAAAACTATTAAATTTCGGAGGTTATTTAACTATGAGTAAAATCCTATCAGGTGAATTAATCGGAGTACGCGAGTCCGTACAAGATCAACTATTACTATTAAACGCGTATCAAACGCCATTTCTACAAATGGTGGGATTCAGTAATCCTGCGACAGCGGTTGAGCATGTGTGGTTTGAAGATTCAATGTTCGCGGAGGAAAGTAAAGTAGTTGGCGCAAAACTAGCGGCCGACACGGAAATTGTAGTAGCTGACGCAGAACCATTCCGTACGCACCAAGTTGTTAAAGTCGGAGAAGAATTGATTTTGGTTACTGGCGTTGACGTAGTTGCGAAAAAGCTAGTAGTAGCGCGTGGGTACGCTGGTACAACTGCGGCTGATATTGCAGACGGTGCTAAAATCGAAGTTCAATTCGTAGAGGGGCAAGAAGGACGCGACGCTCGTGCTGCTAGATACAAGGCACGCGTAAGAAAATCCAACTTAATGCAAATTTTCGACGACACTGTTGAAATCAGCGGAACAGCGGCGGCAGTAAGTCAGTACGGAATTGACGACTTATACGAATACGAGAAGCAAAAGAAACAACTTGAACTTGCGTTGCAATTAGAAAAGGCGTTAATCAACGGTATTAAGTATGAAAACGGAACAGTACGCCAAATGGACGGAGTGCGTCATCTTATCAAAACGAACGTAACCGACCTAGCAGGCGCTGATTTAACGATTGAGGCGTTAAATGACTCCTTCCAAGCGATTTACACGAAGGGTGGTTTCGCAACAGGTGGTGCGTATGAGGTAATCGTACCTGCTAAACAAAAACGTGTTATCGGTAAGTTCGACAAGAGCCTGGTTGACATTGCGCAAGCTGATCGCACACGCGGAACAGTGGTAAGCCGTATCGTTACTGATTTCGGAGAGTTCGACGTTTCTATCAACGACAACTTAGCGTCAGATGAAGTTCTAATCGTTGATAAAAACCGTATCGCGGTTAAGCCGTTAACTGGCCGTGAGTTCTCGCACGAGTACCTTGGAAAGAAAGGCGACTATCTACAAGGAATGCTTGTCGGCGAATACACGCTTGAGTTCCTTCAAGAGGCGGCTCATGCACGTATCAAGGGGGCGAAGTAATTGGCGGTATATAACTCAAAATACCGCGAGTTAAAGTTTTACGTGGACGGAGAGCTACACGCTTTTTCTAGCGGTAGCTTTTCGACTACTGACGCAAAAGCAATCGCGGTACTCGACAATCTAGCCGATGCCACTCGCGTCGAAGAGGCGAAAGCCGAAGCAAAAACGGAGGAAGCGCCGAAAACAAAACCGAAAGCGCCAGCGAAAAAGTCCTCCGGAAAATAACTAAACGGAGGTGCTTGCGTTGGCTTGGAATTTAACAGAGGCGACGGAATATATTCGCCTTAATACGCTTGATAACGAGGATTTTCTTGACGCAGACGACGATAGAAAAACTGCAATCCTAAACGTAAGTAAACGGACACTTGACCGTAAATTCACCGGTAAAAACATTCCGAATGAGGCCGTGTTCATTTTCGCGGCAGTGTTGGGAGCTGCGTTTAACGATACGAACAAGTTACAACAACAAGGGGTAGCGTCATTCTCGATTAAGGGTATCGCATTTACTTTCAAAGACTGGGCGAAAAAAGACATTGACTCACTAATTCCCGCAGAGGTTTATGACGTAATCGGCGTACCTAGCGGTCGCCAAGTAAAGTGGACGGTGTTGTAAATGGCGATCATTCCATTAAAACAAACCGTTACCGTAAAGCGAAAAGGCGAAACCGACCGTTGGGGAATCGAAATTACGCCCGACATTGAATTCACGCTGAAATGCCGAGTCGATGAAGGCGCAAAGCTAACCCGACGTACCTCGCAACAGCCAGGCGCAGTCCAAACGCTGTCCGAAGAAGTCGTCAGCTCGGCGCAAATCCTGTTCGATAAATTCACAGACATACGTTTGACCGACGAAATTTTATACACGGACGAATCCGGCAACACACGAGTTTACCTGCCAATAAACGTAAGTCGTGTGCGGGGGCTGAACGGTAAAGCGGTGTTGACGGAGGTGCTTGTATAGATGGCGCGGAATGAATTTAACTTAGACCTTTCGCCGTTGCGTAATTTAATTCAAAGGTCGCCGGCGGCTGCAGGTCGTGGGGCTCAAAGGGGCATGCGCGACATTAAAGACGATTGGAAGCGCGGAGCTGTTGACGTAGCACCACTCGACACGTCCAACCTTCGCGAGCAAATCGATGGAAAAGTCAAAGGTAGCGGCCTTGATACGATGGTAGAAATCGAAGCAAACGCGATGACTAGTAAGCAATTTAATTACGCTTATTACATTCACGAAGGCGGATTTGCGGCGGATGGTAAGCATTTACGAACGCCCGGAACCGTCGAAGAATTCTTGAAACAGCCGGCGGAGCAAAGTGAGCAACGCTGGCAACAAATGCTTGAACGCGAAATACGCGAACAATTAACGCGAGAGGGGTGGTAGCGTGGCGTCAGTCGTAAATGAAATCGAATCAATTACCGAATTTATCGAGCCGTTATTTGCGGGCGCGAACGTTCACTATCAGCAGATACCCGTCGAGCTGAAGCCGAACACGTTAATCGTGCGTTACTTGTCGAGTGGCAACGCGACCGAGACGAATTATCACTACCGGCTTGATCGCGATTATCAAATCGTATATTTCGCGCAGAACGAGTTCGCTTGCCTGCAAAAGTTCGAGCATCTTGAACGAAAATTGAATGACTTTTTAGTAATACCGTTGAAAAACTCCGACCGTTACCTGCGATTGGAGTTTTTTTCATTTTCGCAACCATTCAAAACGGAGAGCGGAACGGTAATGGCAATATTAGGCGTCTTGCGGGCTAGTTTGCGTGAACCACGGACACAACCGGTCACGCCGAAAATTATGCACGTAGACGCAAGAATCGAAGAAGGAGGACGATAGAATGTCGATTACGCAATGGGACCCGACCGCGTTGCCAATACGGCCAGGGCTTTACACAAACTTTGTTGAAGCGGCAATCGCGCAAATTACCGGTGGCGCGCGCGGAGTTGTAGCGATTCCACTCAAGAAACACGCCGGTCAAGCGGTTGCGAAAAAGTTCTACACGATTGAACGCGAGGGCGACGCGATTATAATGTTTGGTCAAGCGAATATTCAGTCGGTCGTGTTCGCACTGGCTGGAGGTGCGAAAGAGGTACTTGTTTACACAATGCCGACGATTGACGGCGCAGTAACAGAAGAAATCGCGTACACAGAGGCGCGCGAAGCTTTCGAAGCACGTCCGTTTAATGTATTCGTTTACGACGGCGAAATCAGCGCGACGCAACAAGACGCGACTGTTGTTTGGCGCGAACGAAATGAAACGGAGAAAAAGCATTTCTTCTTCGTAACAGGTGGCGACGCAGTAGCCGACCAAGATCCGGCGACAGGAAACGCAAGGACGACGAAGTTTGCCGACGACGCGACCGTTAACTTAATTACGGGCGTAACGATTGGCGACAAGGACTACACGAGCGCAGAATATTCGGCTCATATCGCAGGGCTTATCGCAGGCACGCCAATTAATCGCTCAATTACTTACGCGCAAGTACGCGTCGATGACGTGACAAAACGCCTACGTAATAGCGAAATCGTGACGGCATTGCAGACCGGCTCACTTGTACTCGTTCACGATGGCGAAAAGGTCATCGTTGAGCAAGGAATTACGACCGGCAAGCAGAAAATCCGCAAGGTGCGCGCACGTCAAGCTATCGCGACGGACGTCGAAAAGACAGCACGCGACCATTACATCGGAAAGCTCGACAACAACGAGGATGGTCAAATGGCGCTGATTAACGCAATCAAAGCGTATCTCGAAACGCTCGAAGTTAATAACGTCGTTACCGACATCGTGGTAACGCTAGACCCTCAACGTGAGTCGAAGGGCGACCAAGTATTCCTATTCATTTCAATTACGGAAATCGATTCGATGGAACGAATCTTCTTAACTATATCAACGCAATAAGGACGGTGAATAACGCATGATGGACCCGAGTAAAGCACTTAATGGTGTATTTGGAAAGATGTATCACGATGGGGAATGGCTTACGAATATCACCGCAGCGGAAGCAAATGTTGACATTGGTAAGGAAGAGATTCGTATAGCTGGTACGCGATGGGTTGGACATAAGACGGTTAGTTTAACGGGTAGTGGTTCAATGACGGGTTATAAAGTGACTAATGATTTATCCATGAGAATTGCACAAGTTACTGACGACAACCAAGGCGTATTCGTGACCGAATTAGTCATGAAGCTAGTTGACCCGGAAAACCACGACGGCAAGACATGGGTACGCTTGAAGGGCGTACAGTTCGACAGTATTCCGTTACTGAAATATGAAGTCGGAAGTATTGTTGAGGACGAAATGCCGTTTACTTTTACCGGATTTGAATACTTGAACTAAAAATTATGGCGGGCGCTTGCTCGCCTTTTTAAATTCGAAAATTACCGAGAGGATGATATAAATGGACGCACTAGAAGCGTTATTAGGCGCAGACTTGAAAATCGAACAAGAGGTATTTATTAAGCGATTAAATACGCATTTTACCGTGAAGGCAATCGACGGTCAAACGATCAATAAACTTCGCGATGAAGCTACGCACTACGTCGGCAAAGGTTCGAAGCGAAAGGCGCAATTTAACGAGGAAGAGTTTAATAGTTCGCTGATTGTCGCAGGCTGTGTCAATCCCGATTTCAGTAACGCGAAATTACTCGAAAAGTATGGCGCAAGAGACGCGAGTGACTGTGTACTAAAAGCGTTACTAGCCGGCGAAATTATCGCATTACAAGAAGCAATCCTTCGCTTGAGTGGTTTCGTCGATAACGCCGACGACGAGGTGGAAGAGGTAAAAAACTAATTGAGTCAGGCGGAGAAGCGTACTTGTTGCATCGAATTTTCCAAAATCACGGAATACCGCCTGACGAAGTGTATCGCAAAGAATGGCGCATTCGAAAGTTTATGTATGCGTCCGAGTTAATCGTAATCGATGCGGAAGAAGACTTCCGTAAAAAGAAGGGAGGTAACACATAATGGCGTTCAATTTACGCGCAACATTATCGCTTGATGGTAGTCAATTCATCAACACTATGAACCGTGTTAACCGCGTCTTAACGTCGCCGTTACGAGCCATCGGCAGTCTAACGACGAGTTTGCACGGACTTGTGGGCGCATTTACTGCGGCTGCGGGAGCGAAGAAGATATTTGAAGAAACAATTGGTCAGGCGGCGAAGTACGAGCAATCTACGATTACTATTAGCGCCATGTTAAACGATAAAAAACTCGGTCAAGACTACATGAAACTCGTTGACAAGTTCGCGATAGACTCGCCGATCATGGATTCGCAATCAATGCTCGCCAACTCGAAGTCATTCTTGACGCAGTCGAAGGACATGAAGCAACTCGAAAAAATGTGGTCGTTAGCTGAACGTATGGCTGCGATTGACCCGTATCAAGGGGTCGAAGGGGCCGTGTTCTCATTGCGTGAGTTGTTCTCCGGAGATGCTTTTTCGATTGTTCGACGTTTCGAAATGCCGAAGAAGGTCATGAACGAAATTAAGAAGATGGAGTTGCCGGACCAGTTAGAGGCGCTAGACAAATATTTTAACAAAATAGGTATGACGCAGAAACTTATCGACGAGATGGGTGGAACAACGCTCGGTATTTGGGCGCAAATTAAAGAAAAGACGAACGTAATTCTCCGTACGATGGGTCAGCCAGCGTTAATGAAGATTAAGTCGTTTTTAGACGGGCTTAAAAATAACATGGCGACTGTCAGCGAAGTCATGGCGAACCGAAACTTCTTTACGCCGGAAGAGTTCAAAGCTAATCTTGAGCGTGCCATGACGATTGAAAATTTCAAGGAGACTGGAACGAAGATTCTTGAAAGTGTTATGACGGGTTTTATTAACGCAGCGAAAGGAATCGGTAATTGGATTCAAGCACTGACAAATAATCCGGAGTTTCAAAAGCTTGAATCTCTCTCGGCGAAAGTAATTTTCGTGTTTGAGGATATCTGGGGAAGATTTGAGACTTGGTTGGCTAATGGTGGGCAGGAGAAAATTAATAGAATCACTAAGGAACTTCTGGAGGTTATGGCTGTCGGTCTGATTGCCTCACAAGAAATAATCGTCAAGGCGGCTACTACTATCGGAGAGGCTGTCGGGTCCGCGATGGCAAGTAGTGCCAGTGATACTTTTGCAAAGTGGCAAAACCAAAAAATGAACGAATCTAAGTTGTTCAAAATACCGATGTTAGCACCATTTAAATGGGCGAATAACATGGGTATGAAGATGAGGGAAGACGCCAAAAAAGGGGATTCTAAAAAAGCTTCGCCCAGAATTATTCCGCCGAAGAAAAACGGAGGTCTTAGCCGTGTGCCTTATAACGGTGCGACCTACTCGCTACACAAAGACGAAATGGTCTTATCTCGCGGAGAAGCGGCGGCTTATCGTAAAGGCAATCATGGTGGAGTTGTAATATCGGGAAATACGTTCCACGTGCGCCAAGATTCCGATATTCAAAAGGTCGCGCAAGAGCTTGCGAAACTAATCGAAATGGAAGGGGCGCAAATGCCGTAATGGGAAAAGTACAATTTTGGCTAATCAACGGGAGCAAGCGAATCCAATTACCGGTCAATCCCGAAACAATGTCCGTAAGTAGCCCCTTCGGATTCGAGGACGTCACTGTCGCGCAACTTGGCGAGATTACCGTGATAGGAGACGTCATGTTGCGCGAAGTTACATTTTCGTCATTCTTTCCGCGTGACTATAATCCGTCTTATTGCGAATATTCGCGCCTTCCACGACCTACCGATATTCACAATTTACTTGAGCGCTGGAAACGCGAGCGAAAGCCTATTCGTTTTGTTGTGACTGGTACAATCGTAAATTTCGACGTAACTATTCGGGACTTTACGGTCGAGCCAGAACGTGCAGGAAGCCCTGGCGATTTGTACTTCTCGATGACACTAAAGGAATATCGCCATTTTACCGTAAAGAAGGTCAAAGAGTCGGATGGCAAGGCGAAAGCTTCGAAGGGCAACGAAAGACCGGCGCCACCTCCGTCAAAATCAACGAACTACTCCGTGAAGAAAGGCGACTCGCTTTGGAAAATCGCTGCGCGCGAGTACGGAGACGGCAATCAATGGCGTAAATTGTACGACGCAAATAAAGCGATAGTCGGCAAGAATCCGAACCTGATATATCCAGGTCAAAAGTTGGTGATTCCGCGATGAGTGAAGCGCGATTGAAAGTAATTTACGACAACGACCTCGAAATCACGCCGTTAGTAATTAGCGCTGATTTATCGGGTCACAGCGAAAAACCTAATCGTCAATTATCGTTAACCTTGAAAAACACGATTGATGGACACAAGCAAGCCGTAAGTATCGCGAAAGGTAAGCGAATCGAATTTCGCAATAACAACACGGTGCGTTTTATCGGCGTAATCTTCTCAACGGATATCAACGAAAAGGGCGACATGCAGATTACGGCTTACGACGAAAATATTTACCTACTAAAATCGGTCGAAACTCGCAAGTTTTCGAAAGTTAAAGCGTCGGATATTGCGCGTCGACTTTGCGCAGACTTCGGCATCGAATACGGACAAATAGCCGACACGGGCTACGTAATCCCAACGCTTATTTGCCGGGAAAAAACGTTATACGAGATTTTACTAATGGCGCTAACCTTAACGCGAAAGCAGACGGGCAAGCGCTTTTTTATATGGAGTAAAAACGGACGGCTCATGATAACGTCGGGTGTCGAGCAGAAAGCGCAATACCTAATCGAAGCAGGCACGAACATCATTAGCGCCAGTTACTCCGAATCTATCGAAGAAACGAAAACGCGCGTCAAGGTTATCGGCGGTAAAGACGGTAAGTTCGTAGCAACAGCGAAAGACTCGGCGCTTGAAAAGCAATACGGCATCATGCAAGCGGTCGAAAAGATGGACGAGGATGCGACGAAATCACAAGTCGAACAGCGTGCGAAAACGCTACTCAAAGAACGGGCGGTAATCGACGATCAAGCGACCGTTACTGCGTTAGGTATCGACGAAATTATCACCGGAACAGCCGTCTATGTTCGCGAGCCAATGACGGGTATTATCGGCGGCTACTACGTCACCAGCGACAGCCATACGTATCAGAACGGCTCGCACATGATGACGCTGGAACTTTCGCATACTTACGACTTACCAACAATCGAAATATCGAAGGAGGAATTGGGCATTGTCGACAAACCAAAATAACGGGCGACTGGAAGGAAGCGGAGCAGCAAAACTGATTCAGATGATGAAAAAGCACGGACATAATACCGACGTTGATGTCGAACTGGCAACGGTTGTCGCGCCTCCTCCTTCGTTGCAAATCCGTTTAAATAGCGATAATTTAACGCTCGATAAATCTGATTTAATTATCGCAGAACACTTAACGGAACATACGCGAAAGGTTTCAATTACCGGCGGGTCGGTGTCAGTGTCGGACGCAGCCATGACGGTCAAATCACCGTTAAGCCCCGGCGACCAAGTGATCGTCGTGTCCGCGAACGAGGGGCAACTTTACTATGTTCTCGACAAGGCGGTGGTGTAATGGCGTTATCACCGTTTCAGCCAATCGAAGAAAGGGTCGACGCGGTAGACGAAATCACCACAGTCGAGCCATCGAAAACATACCGACTAAGCTACGAGTCAAACGAAATCAGCGGACTAATCGACGGTGAAGAAGCCTTGCGCCAATTCATCATAAAAGCGATTACGACGGCGCGATTTCGTTTTTTAATTTACGACGAGCAATACGGCTCGGAACTCGACGAACTAATCGGCGCAGACGTGTCGCTCGAACTTTTGCAAATGGAAATTCCGCGCGTGATAACCGAGGCGCTGATTTACGACGACCGTGTTGCCGACGTAACCGACTTCGAAGTCACTCGCGACGGCGACAAGTTATTCGTCAGCTTTCGCGTGGTCACAACGGAAGGCGAGGACGTAATACTCGACGAAATGGAGGTGGGGCTATAATGTACGAAAATGAAACGAAAGACGCGATACTTGCCCGTTTACTTGCGCAGATTAACGACGACATTGATAAGCGTCAAGGCTCGGTAACTAACGATTTGCTTTCGCCGGCTGCGATTGAATTTGCTCAGGCATATCTCGCTCTCGACCAAGTGTTGACGTTTGGATTTGCGACCGAGGACACGCCATCTAATTTCCTCGATTTACGTTGCGCAGAAATGGGCGTTTATCGTAAGCCGTCCGTCAAGGCAATCGGTCAAGTTACGTTCAGCGGTCCGGAAGGCACGGTCATACCCGTCGGCACTCGCGTTAGAACAGACGAAGTCGAGCCGGTTTATTTCGCAACAACAGCCGAGGGCACGATTACAAACGGAGTAGTCACGATCAACGCCGAAGCGGAAGCCGGAGGCATTAACGGAAACGTTGCGCAAGGAAGAATAACGCTTGTGCTTGGCGACCTAACTGGTATCGTTACCGTGAATAACTCGCAACCTTTTGATGGCGGGGTCGACACAGAATCGGACGCGTCATTACTCGCGCGATACATCGACAAGGTAAGCAAGCCGGTCACGTCGGGCAACAAGTATCATTACGAACAATGGGCGAAAGAGGTTGCCGGTGTGGGCGACGCGAAAGTCTATCCGTTATGGGCGGGCGCAGGCACGGTAAAAGTCGTCTTGCTCGACGATGAAAAGACAGCGCCAGCGCCTTCGGTCGTTGAAGCGGCTACGGCGCATATTAACGAGGTTGCACCGATTGGCGCGACGGTGACAGTCGTTGGTGCGACAGAATTGACGATTAATGTGTCGGCGACATTAACGCTTGCCCCAGGCGCGAATCTTGACGAAGTAAAAGCGGAGTTTAGCGCGGCATTGGCGACATATTTAAAGTCGGTCGCGTTCGTAACTAACGAACATACTGGCGAGCCGGAGTTAATCCGTTACACACAAATCGCAAACTTATTGCTCGGCGTACCCCCGATTATCGATTACGAAAACTTGACGGTTAACGGCGGAACAGCGAACATTCAGCCGACTAGCGAGCAAGTTGGCGTTGTCGGGACGGTGGTGTTTACGTGAAGTTTCTCGGCACAGATTTAACGCGAAACATTGAACGCGATATGTTCGATTATGGGCCGCGCGAATACGAGGACTTTCGCGAGTCAAACGCCTTAATCAAATCGGAAGCGGCGGAGTTTGAACGGCTGAACGCGCAAATAGCCGACGTGCTTTCGCAGTTCTTCATCGACACAGCTACGTGGGGACTTTCGCGATGGGAGCGGCTTGTCGGCGTAACGACAGACGAATCCAAGCCGTTGAGTCAACGAAGGTCGGTCGTTAAGGCGAAGTTGCGCGGAGTGGGTACGGTTACGGTCGACTTGATTAAATCCGTTAGTGAATCGTGGTACGCGGGAGAAGTTGAGGTTACGCAAAACACGACGCAGTATCTCGTGACCGTTGAGTTTACGTCAAGTTACGGAGTGCCAGAAAACCTCGACGACGTTGAGCGAGCATTGCGCGAAATTATACCGGCGCATTTACAGTTAGCGTTCAAGTTTCGCTTTGTTACGTATGACATGCTTAAAGCAACGGGGTTAACGTACGACGAGATAAAAGCGACCGGGCTTACGTATGACGAAATAAAGAACGGAGGAATAGCGCAGTGAGTACACCGAAACTAAATTTACCGACTGTAACTGGAAACATGGCGAACGATGTTGTTGCGCATCTTAACTCGTTGGCGGAGGCGGTCGACGGGAAGGCTGGCTCGGCGAGTGGGCTTGCGATGTTGAACGCAGAGGGAAAGGTAATTAACGCGGATGGGTCGCAGGCTGGTGAAGTTACGCAGGCGGAGTTTGATGCGCATTTGGCTGATAAAGCGAATCCCCACGGCGTGGATAAAATTCAAGTTGGACTTGGGAACGTAGATAACGTCAAGCAAATCCCGTTAAGTGAGAAAGGTCAACCGAACGGGGTGGCTATGTTAGATGCTGATGGGAATGTAATAAACGCAGATGGAAGTGGCATTAGTGGGTTTGAGTTAATCGCAACAGTAGAGCCTAGCGTATCAACCTCGGCGATAGTTCTATCAAGTATACCGACCAAGTATAGAGACCTAAAGTTAATTATTAAATCTATTATTCCAGGCAACACAAACGGAGGACTAGCACCAGTTAGTTTGAAGATAAATGAAAGTGGAGTAGGGACAGTTAGAGGTATATCATTCCAAGGTTCAAGTACTACTAATGTAAACCATGATTCACAGTTGTATATTGGTCACTTCTATAGTCAGGTGAATACCACAAATGAGGCTACTTATGCAGAAATTGAGTTCTCGAATGAGCAAGGGGAAGCTAAGCGAATTAAACATAATCAGTACATTACCGGCTCATCAGGTAGTTCCCAAAAATTTGGGTCACTAGTGCTTTTGAGGTCGCCTGTTATAGAAAAAATAACATCAATTGAGTTATCAATACCTGATGTGAATTTCAAGTTTGCGCCAGGAACAAAAATTCAGTTATTCGGGGTGTTGTAAATGTATGAAGTTATTATTGATGAATGGGGTGAGTGGCATGTTGCAAAGAATGCTGACGGTGAAGTTACTTCAAAGTTATTGGTAACACCTTCTCAAAAGTGGAGAGACGAAAACCAGCCTGATGTTTCTGTGCCACAACTGCCTACCTTTGAAGAAAAGTTGGAAACCTTAGAGCAAGAAAAGTTAGTCTTACAACTAGCCTTGGCAGAAAGTATAGAAAAACAGGAAATAGATAAGATCAATAATCAACTAGCATTAGCTGAATTAGTAGAAACGTTAACAATGAAAGGAGTTTTATAGAATGATAATTTTGTATGCGGACTTAGTAGAATTGGGATTAAGAGTGTTGGAAAATCCACAACCGGGCGAAATTGCTGTTCCTGCTTTCTTGAGGGCGGACGTAAAGAAAGAATTAGAAAAACGTGCTTCCATGAGTTCTTAATAAGCTTATGGCCGAGGATGAGCAATAAACAACGATCAAAGGCGGTGATTCAACGTGGACAATCCCGAAGTAATTAAATATCTTCTATCGCAGGGGCCTTACGCAGTATTATTCGTAGGGCTCCTTATTTATGTAATGAAAACGAACAAGGAGCGCGAAGCCCGTCAGGAGCAAACGAACGCCGAGCGCGAGTCACGGCTTCACGACTTACTCGACAAGTTCAGCGAAAAGTACGACGTGGTTATCGAAGAACTTCGCGGCATCAAATCGAAACTAGGAGGCGATTAATAATTGGCTAGTGTAGAGCGGAACTGTCTACAGTGCGGAACTACATTTTTCACTTTTCCGTCATATATAAGAAGAGGTAAAGGAAAGTTTTGCTCGATTTCATGCGGGACTACCTACAGAAACTTAACTGACAACCCAGCTTGGCGCGATGAAGTTAAAAAGAAAATCAGCGAAAACCACGCGCCTGTTCCTTGGTTGTTTGATTATAGGTTCAATAACTACAAAGGAATTGACGTAAAGCATTATCGAAAAAAGGCGTTGAGATACTATGGAGATAGTTGTAACAGATGCGGTATCAATGAAAATTTACAAGTTCACCATAAAGACCGAAATCGAAGTAATAACGAATTAGATAACTTGGAAGTGCTTTGCTACGATTGCCACTCCGAAGAACATAAAAATGAATTCAAAAGAGAGCGCTGTCCGGAAACGGGGCGCTTTTTGAGTGAAGAAAAGGAGAGTGATGTCCATGTCTAAAACATTCAAAATCGTTATAGACGCTGGTTAGGTCACGGACTCAATACACCAGGCAAACGTACGCCCGACGGTGAACGCGAATGGTCGTTTAATAATACGGTCGTGCTTGCGCTTATCGCCGAATTGAAGCGATATCAGAACGTCGAAGTCCTGCGCCTAGACGACCCGACGGGCAAGACCGACGTCTCACTTACGGAGCGTACTCGCAAAGCAAAAGCGTGGGGCGCAGACGTAATTATTAGCGTTCACCATAACGCAAACACCTCGAAGTGGGGCGCATGGGGCGGAGTTGAGACGTTAGTCCATCAAAGCGCGGACAAAGTTTCGCTTGCCCTTGCGGAAGCTGTACAGCCGGCGATAGTGAGCGCGATGTGTTTGCGTAATCGAGGAATCAAACCCCGGAGCGACTTGCATATTCTTAACGCGGGCAAGACGTACGGAATCCCTGCGATTCTCACCGAAGGCGGATTCATGGACAGCACGACCGATATCGGAGCTTTGCGCGACAAGGCGAAGTTACACGCGCAAGCTAAAGCGATCGCAGACGGAGTAGCGAAAATATTCGCGTTGAAATTGAAGGAGGCGGAACAAGTGACGAACAAAACCGAGGAATACAAACTAACGCCAAACGACGAAAAGGTAATCGCAGACCTCAAACGTTGGGGCATTACGGATGGCAAGAACCCGACGCGACAGGTTACGCAATTATACCTGTGGCACGTCGTACACGGTGTGATTCAAGCGGTTAAAAACGGAAAGGTGGCGGAGTAGATGACGAAACAAACTAAACCAATTAACGCGGGAACAGTTACGAGGTTCATACTTCTATTGCTCGCGTTGCTTAATAGCGGACTGGAAATGTCGGGCAACAGTGTATTGCCGGTCGACAAAGAAGGCGTTAGCACGTTTATTTCGCTGGCATTCCTCGGGGGCGCTTCGTTGTGGGCATATTGGAAGAACAACGACGTGACGAAGAAGGCGCGGAGTAAAGACGAATAAATAAAACAAGGGCAGGCGAAACTTATACGCTTGCTCTTACGTACATATTTGTAGTTGTCTAACGTTGGTAACTACGGTAAAATTAGGAATAGGAGAGGGGGATTTACGGTGGAAAAGAAATCAAAAATAATATTAATAGTGGTTGCTGCACTTAGTTCTATTTATATATTTGGTTCACTCTTGCCGGACATCTTCATTAAAAAAGAGAGCGATAGTCCAGTCATAGCGGTCGGGGCGGAGAATAAAGATATCGAATCTGAGAGCGTTGACAATTCACAAGAAGAGGAATCTGGAGCGACGGAACATGTCGTCACTTGGTCGGATAACTTCCAAGGGTATGAAACAAAAATCACAAGCGTTAAATTTGATGATAAGACTATGAGCGTTTACTTCGAATTATACAATGGCTCTGACGTTACTTTCCTCAATAATGTTGAATGGGGAGCCGCAGTTATTAATCAAAAGCAAATAAAAGCGAACATGTTCGGAAGCAATGACGTTGGCGGCGAGCACCTGGGAGATACAAAGCATGAAGGTTATGTCGTTTACTATGCCGATAGCCCAGAGGATTTTGCTGACGTTAAAGAAGTACGTTTAACATGGACGTTAACTAATGATAGTACGTATGAATCAAAAGACTACGACATAAAAATTCCACTAACGCCATAACTCTACGGTCATCCAAGCCGTGGGTTATGGCGTTTTTTTGCGTTTACATTCCAAAATAATCATCCGGCACGCTTTCGCCTATCTTTTTTAACGCCTTCTTTATGCGCGTGACAGTTGAAAACTTAGGCGTGTACTCTTTATCGTTACATAACCTCGAAATTGTTCTTCGACTTAACCCCGATAATTCCTCTAATTCGATTTGCGTTATTTCCTTCCGATCTAACCAACGTCCAAACTTCGTTCTATCTTTACCTAATCCGAAAAATGAAAACATAACGATCAACTCCTGCGTTTTTAGTACAAGTATCGACAGGAGCCAAATTTTTCATACATGCAAAAAAGTAACATAACGGACAATCAGCGCACCATACCTTTTACTATTCCGATTAAAATTCTCGCCTAGAATTGCAAAAGGAATAGCAGAAACTCTTACGTATCAATAGTCGTAAGCTTGTCCGTTACCTTCCTTTTCGCTGGGACTATTCTACGAATAAAAGGTGGTGTTGCTTATGTTGTTCGAAGTGCTTTCGTCGGCTGTGGTCGGTGGGCTTGTCGGCGCGTCCTACTTACACCAACTCGGACTAGGCGGCAATGACACGCGAAACATTATCCGGATTGCAGCCAACGCAGGGCTTGTCGCAAAAGACGGCACGCAGATACGTCCTTTTCGCCGGACTAATAAAGGCTCTTACGTTGAATACGTATTTCAGCTTCCGCAAGGGCTATCGTCGCAACAATTCCGCGATAAACTAGACCGATTCCAGGACGGACTAAACGCAAAACGACGTGTACTCGATATTTCGCTGGCGGACTTACGCGCGATTAACTGGCGAGGTCGTGACGTTGTTTCGCATCTGCGGGAACTAGCGACGAAAAAGAAAACGGAGCATAAGGAGGTTGAAGTCGAGTTTGACGGCATGTTAAAGTTTCGCGTTTATAAGGAGCCTTTGACGGAGTTTTTCGAAATTGACGAATCACTTTTCGCATCATTAAAAGGCTGGCAAGTTCCTGCGGGCATGAGTCGGCAAGGGCTAATACGGCACGATTTCGATAAAATCGCGCATAGTTTAATTGGCGGTTCGACTGACTTCGGAAAGTCCAACATTCTGAAACTATGGATAACAACGCTAATTCACCGAAAGCCTAACGAAGTAAAATTCACGCTAATCGACCTAAAGGGCGGGCTGTCGTTTTCTCGTTTTCGCAAAGCTAAACAAGTCGAAACTGTCGCGAAGAATGCGGAGGAAGCGCTCGAAGCGTTGCAATCGGTTCAGCAGCGCATGAATAAAACGATGGACTATCTCGAAGCAAACGGATTTGAGGACGTAAAGGAAGCAGGCATAAAAGAGCGTTATTTCACGTTTATTGATGAAGCTGCCGACATCGCTGACGATTCAAATTGCGTTGATATAATAATCGACATTGCTAGACGCGGAAGGGCGGCAGGAGAGCGTTTGGTCTACGCGACACAATACCCAACGGCTGAAACGATTGATTCGCAGATAAAACGGAATTGTATCGGGCGCCTGTGCTTCGTGCTTGATACCGGAATAGCGAGTAAGGTCGTTATCGACCAAGAAGGTGCGGAAAAACTACCGTTAGTTCAAGGACGTGCAATATATAAGAAGGTAAAATGTACGGAAATTCAGACGCCTTATATTAGTAATAAAACGATTGATCGCATTATCGGGCCGCACATTACAATCAAGGCGCGCAAGGAGGGCGATACGAATGCAAGCAACGATAGCAAAGGAGCAACGCCAGGAAAGCATTCTCTTGTCGTTGAAGAAATTGGGATTTCTTAGTCGGTCGCAAATTCAACGATTACACAGACTCGGCGGTGATCGCAACGCTAATCGAATATTAAGCGATATGTGCGATTATCTGAATACGGTCAGACTGGGCGAAAACATCTACTATTTAAACGCTGCCGGACGTGAGCGCGTCGGAGCAACGAAGGTATTAAAGAAGACGCATCAAATTACGCATCATCTAATGAGAAATAGCCTTTATTTTGCGCATGGCTGCCCGTCGTCATGGAAAAGCGAGGTTAAGCTTGCGGTCAAAAATGAGGTAACGGTTATCGCAGACGCCTTGTTTACGCTGGCAGGTCGTTACTTTATTTGCGAAGTTGATAACGCGCAGAAAATGAACGAAAACAGGGCGAAGCTAGCAAAGTATCGCCGGCTGATCGAGTTGGGCGTATTTGAAAAGTCGCCGAAGTTTATTTGGATTACGACGACAGAGTACCGCCGGAAACAGTTAACGAAAATGTGCGAATGTCTTGACGCGAGAATCTATACGAGGGGTGATTTCGATGTTTAAGCGAAAAGAAACGATGTCCGTTAAGGAGTTTATGGCGCGAAAGGAGCCTTTGCGGATTCCGCAAGAGCGAAATTATAAACCAATCGTCAAAGCCTGCGTAACTGCCGGCGTCATTGTGCTGTCTCTAACATTCGGCGATGTTTCGCTTGCTGCGGCTGGCGCAGTTAACGGGGCTGTCACCGCGAAAGTGGTCGGTGCGTTTGCGCCCCTTGTCGAGTTGGTCAAGGCGTTGAGTTATCCGATTTCGCTCGTAATGATGCTAGGCGGCGGGCTGTTCGTGATGGTGGGGAACGCGGATCGTGGCTTCGGAATGATTCAAAAAGCGGGACTGGGCTACGTATTGGTGCAAATGCTTCCGTTGTTGATGGATTTGCTCGTCGAGATTGCGAAGTCGTTGTAAAGGAACGTTCGTTCGTATATAATATACGTAAAACTAACGGAGGTACTACGAATGTTAAAAGAACGCGGCATGAAAAAGTGGCAGGGATTCATACTTCCGGAGCAAGTCGAAGCGATGGCGTGGCTTGCCGACGAAATGGCGAAAGTTGATAAGCCGGTAGTCGACGAATATCAACGTATCGAATTTGACTCGCGCGTGGATTTCGCAATGGAGTTCAACTTGCCGGTAGAATTTACGGTGTGGACGGCGGGCAGATTTTCGAAGGTAAACGGACATGTGAAATACGTCGATATGATTTCGCAACAGTTTCGGGTTAAGTTGGCGAATGGTTTAATTGAGCGCGTGAGCATGGCGGACGTGGTTGACGTGACGGTTGTCGAAGATTGAACAAAGACCCGTCGGATTGTCCGCGGGTCCCATTTTTAAATACGTATACCATTTCGTTTAACGATATTTCTAAGCGGCGAAAATTTATTGTGCTGTTGGCGTAAATGCTCGTTGTCCATCTGAATATATTTTCGCGTTGTTTGAATATCTGCGTGATCTAAGATTCGTTGCAGTGTAAATAAATCTCCGCCATTTAATATGTAGTTTCTCGCAAAAGTATGCCGAAACATATGCGGATGCAAGCGCGGTATATTTAGCTTTTTCTTCAGGCGGTTAAGTCTACGTCTAAATGCGTCCGCGCTAAAATCGTCGCCATATGCGTTCATAAACAACTGGCTACTATCTCCAAAATAACTTCTCGTTTCGTCCAATAACTGCCGCAGTCTTTTCGCGACCTCTCTACTCATTGGGATTTCGCGATTCTTTCTATTTTTCGCAATCTGTGACGGCACATAGAGCGTTAATTGCCGAAAGTCAATTTGTTCCTCCGTTAGTGATAACGCTTCATTAATACGCAGGCCACAATCTAATAGAAGCAATACGAGCGTTTTGTCGCGCCATTGAGCGTAGCGTCTGTCATCGTAGGCGGCGAGTATCTTGTCGACTTCCTCGTCGGATAGCCCCGGCACTTCTTCCTGTTCGTCGTCGAGGACTTGCGAAATGTTTTCCATCGGGTTCGTTTCGATAATGCCTTCGGTCTGTAGAAATCGGAACATAGTTCGCATTGTCCGAATCCGGATATTAATCGTATTTACCGATAGTTTTTTACCTTCGCGCTGTCGTTGCTTGTCGCCTTCATACGGAGTTCTTTCGATGCGCAAATAATTTATGTAACCTCGTATTGTGTCCGCGTCAATATCATTGATGTACTTCGTGTCGTCGCCGAGCCATTCGCAAAAGTAGCGCATCGTCGCGTTGTACCCATCGACAGTTCCAGGTCGAACCCCTCCGGCCTCTTTCGCTCTAACAAAAATAGCCAACGCCTCGTCAATCGGGGTCTGTCGGTCAACCTTAGGCTTTGAGACTTGCGAGGCTGTTTTCGCCCCTCGTTCCGCAATATACTTCCGTTTCAT